ACGCACAGATTGGAAGCAGTGGACATTACGCAAAGATTGGAAGCAGTGGAGATTCCGCACAGATTGGAAGCAGTGGACATTACGCACAGATTGGAAGCAGTGGACATTCCGCAAAGATAACGTCTTCTGGCAAAAATTCTGTAGTAATGTGCGCCGGATATAATTCGTGTGCGTCTGCCAAAGTTGGAAGTTTTATTACATTAGCAGAATGGAAGAAAAACGAAGACGGTGTAAGGATTCCTGTAAATGTAAAGACAGAAAAAGTAGACGGGGAACATATTAAAGAAGATGTCCTGTATAAGTTGGAAAATGGAGAATTTACGGAATTGGAAGAGTAGATTATATCGGTCAAACGATTGACCGGGCAGAAATGCGAAACGCATATGGAAAATGGTCAGTGATCAAACTATGTGTTTGATAGAAGCCATATACATATGCACCTTGTTAAAAAGCGGTATTATACAGAACGGATGTTTCTTTAGTACGAGATACCGTTGAAAATACAAGGGTATCGGACAAAAGTGGATTGAAACATTATCAGATAGCGGTACGAGATACCGTTGAAAATACAAGGGTATCGGACAAGGGATTCAACGCCCGGGCGAATCATCGGTACGAGATACCGTTGAAAATACAAGGGTATCGGACTGAAGATTTAGTTACTTTGTGCCATGTTTGGTACGAGATACCGTTGAAAATACAAGGGTATCGGACAGTTGTAACTCCGCAATTTCTTCTTCAAAGCACGAGATACCTTTAAAATAGGGAGGAAATAAAATGGGAGCAATGAGTGTGGTCACAATACCACTCAAAACGGAGAAATGGCAGTCAGACCTGCTCGCAAAGCGGTTTGAGATTTGCAGACAAATTTACAATTCCATGCTTGGGTATGAGCTAAAGAAACTCCGAAAAATGGAATGCAGACCAGAATATAAGAAAGCACAGGAGATAATTTTCAATGCTTACAAATCCATGACACCATCGGGTAGAAAAAAGGATGATGATTTTAAGGCGGCTTGTCAAACTAAGAAAAATCTTATGAAAGAATACGGATTTTCTAAGCTGGGTTTTGTTGGAGACACAACTAGATTTTATAAACACTTTAATAACGCTATTCCTAGTGAGGTTGCCGGGAATACAATAGCACCTCCAATGTGGGCAGCATTTGATAAATACTTCTACGGAAATGGAGAACGGATCAGATTCAAGCGTAAAGGGGAATGGCATTCTATTGTTTCGCAAGGAAAAAGTGGATTAAGAATCGTTGATGACGAATGGAATAAGGTTAGAGGAAAAGCGAACGGAAGGAGATTGTATTGTGTTTACAGTACAGTTCATGGAAAAACGATAAAAATGCCATTAAAGGTTGACAAGAAAGACTATTACAAACAAGAAATGCTTGATTTGGAAACTTACAAGCAAGTGCGGATTACCAACAAGGAAGTTCGTGGGACGCTGAAATGGTATGTACAGATAACGATTGATAAAGCCCCGATTGTCAAGTATGACAAGGACGGAAACGAAAAGAATCCCATCAATGATGGTAAAGTCGGTGTTTATATCGACACTTCCAATGTAGTTTACACTACAGACGGAGAGAACTTTACAGATATAAACCTTGAAGATACCGATACGGATATTTACTACGACACGAAGATAGCGGAACTTCAACAGTACCTTGACAATTCAAGACGGGCTATGAATCCAGAAAACTTCAATGAGGACGGAACGATTAAGAAAGGTATTTACGTTGAGGGCAAGCGTTATCGGCTGAAATGGAACTTTTCAAACGGTTACAAGAAAGCGGTGGCGGAGTTAAAAGATTTGTACCGAGTACAAGCTGAAAATCGAAAATTAGAAAGAATTAACATCGCAAATGAGATTTTATCTCACGGAAACATGATTATGGTAAATGATTATCCGTTTCAATGGGTTGCTATGTGTAAGAAAGAGACAGAGAAAGAGAACGAAAAGAAAAAGAAAGCTGGTTATTCAGTCGGTCATAACGCGCCAGCTATGCTAGTAACATTGATAGATACAAAACTTGTGTCTGCTGGATATGCAGGAGTTGAAAAGGCGAAAATCAAGGACTTGGAAAAAGAAGATGGTTACAGGAAACGATATGCAAGGGAAATGTATCTTGCACTGAAATAAAACAAAATAAGGGCAAACGATTGTCCGACGAGGCAAAACTCAAAACGTATTCGGAACACGGCTAGTGATTATCCTATATGGTTAATAGAAACCGTTTACGGATACACCTTGTTAATATTGAATGAGCAGTAGGGATATTTGCGGAAAACTCGAACATATGTGTTCTGCGTTGTGAGATACATACATTTTAACAAGGATATCGGAAAAGGAGAAAAGATGGGAAAAGCAAAACGAAGATTTAAACCAAAAGATAACAGAATAGTGAAATTTGCAACACTTGATGATTGCGAACTTAGATACAAGCTATCAAAAAAGGTTATATCAGAACTGGCAAACGATGTCGGTGCTTTATATAGGATAAACGGTGTAGTCAGAATAGACATAGAGAAACTAGATGAAAAACTGATGGAGTATTGCGACAACAGGAATCCAGATACTACGGTATGGGAATCGGATATGTTGATATTGCAATTTATCAAACAGGAACGTAGCGACTTATATCGGAATGTGCGAGAGGCATATTTGGATATGAACAAATATCAGATAGGAGAAAAACAGGAATGATAGACAGTAAATTTTTCGATTGCTTTAACCACTCGGTTAAGCATGAAGAAAGCGTTATGGACAAGGAAGAATTGGAACGGATATTTCAAAGCCAGTTGTTCATAGACGCAGATGTAAAAGGGATTTATTGTGGGACGACTGCCACTAGATATGACGTAGAAGTAAAACCTCACTACATTAAATTCATACTGGGAAAAGTTCGAGAGTTCAATTCTATATTCAATACAAACGGTTGCAGGATTTCACAGAATGGGAAGTATGTGTGTATTGAAATTCCAAACAGGGAGCGTGGGATATACGGATTTGCAGATTGTGTGGAATCCTTAAACAAGATTGAGAACTGCAAGGACGGATTGTTTATTTCCATCGGAGAGGCGTTGGACGGTAGCAATATCACATATGACCTTGCCACCATGCCACATTTCCTTATCGGTGGTCAGACAGGCAGCGGAAAGTCAGTTTTTGCGCACAATGTACTGTTGTCACTATTACTTCAATATACAAAGGAAGAATTGGAATTGATACTGATTGACCCGAAAGCGGTTGAATTTGGACTTTACAAAGGTGTACCGCAGATTTCCAGTATCATCACGGAAAACAAGGTATCAACGAAACGTCTCGCATTGTTGTGCGAAGAAATGGACAGCCGATATTCACTGTTTGCAAAATATCAGTGTCGAGACATTGCCTCATACAACCAGATTGCAAAAGAGAGTCTTCCGCGGATTGTTGTTTATATCGAGGAAATGGCAGACCTTATTCTATCGGAGGGAGATAAAGTTGTAGACGATGTGTCAAGGCTTACTGCAAAGGCAAGGGCAAGCGGGATCCACGTTATCTTATCAACGCAGAGACCGGAATCAGAAGTAATGTCCGGAATGCTTAAAAGCAATTTCCACTGCCGAGCGGGGTTTGCGACGGTAGACAAGTTGAATAGCCGAATGATTTTAGGTTCAAATGGTGCGGAAACGCTTAGAGGTAACGGAGATGGACTTTTTAAATCGAATGACGGGCAGAAACTTACACGTTTCCAATCTGCTTACATATCAGAAGAAGAAATAAAACGAGCGGTTTGCTTACTAAAAACTGAATAAAAGATTTTAGGGCGAACGACCGTCCTGGTCGAAAGACGAAACGTAGCAGAAAAACAGCAAGTGTCTTATTCATATAATTAAGAAGAAACTGTCTACTGCACAACTTGATAATTTCGATGGACGAACGTATGTCTTTTACCTATTGATAGGGTTACGAATTATTAAGGATGTCGAATTGCGATAGGCTCATTGATAGGGTTAGAGATTAACAAATTGATAGTGATACAAAAGTACAACGAATGGAGGGATAAGAATTGAAAATAACACATATCCGTTTGCAGAATTTCTGCAAGCATAAAGAATCTGAAACAGACTTATATGGAACAACATCAATAAGCGGATGCAACGCAACAGGGAAAAGCACGGTAAAACGCGCCATTTACTGGGTGCTGAATCTGAAAGATGAAAATGGAAAAGAAATATCCGGTATCCGTCCACATGATGAAAATGGGAATGACATTGATGGTGTTGTTACAGAAGTAGAGCTGGTGCTTGATTCTGGAATAACGCTTAGAAAGTCATATTACCAGAAAAAAAACAAAAGCGGAGAAGCAATCGGAAACGTGACAGACTGTTATGTTAATGATATTCCGAAGAAAGCCGGCGAATACGCAAAATATCTGCAAGAGCTGATCCCGAGTGATTTATGCGTCAATGCACAGAGTTTTCTGCGGATGGATGCAGCAAAAAGACGGTCACTTTTGGAAGAAACTTTCGGAAAGCATACGACTGATGAAATCATAGACCTTTATCCAGAGTTTGAGCCGATTAGGGAAATGCTGAAAGTTGGCACGATTGCAGAACTGAAAAAGCGGTGCAACGTGGCAATTAAAGGGGATAAAAATCACAAAGGCTTGGAGCAACAACTTGAAGATATTCCAGTTAGAATCAACGAGATCGAGAAGCAGAAAGTTGATATTGATGTTGCCGAATTGGAATTGAGCAGAAATGCCATAAACGAGCAGTTGGAAGATAATAAGGCAAAACAGGATGATTTATCTAAACAGATGGAAGAAATCGACAAAGCAAGTGACGGAATACTGGAATTGAAATTTCAAGTAAATGACCTTATCAGACAGGCGAATGAGGAAAATTATCGTGTTAGAACAGAAGTTGAGAAAAGAATGTCTGGAAAGAGATTCCTTGCAAGCAATACTGATAGAACGATTAAAGAAACAGAAAAAGATATTTCTGATACAAAATTGAAAATCAGAGATTATAAGGAAGATATTGATAAGCTGCGCAGAAAGTACAAAGACACACAGAACCTTGAATTTGACGAAAACAGCCTTATTTGTTCCTATTGCGGACAAGAATACCCCAAAGAGAAAAAAGACGAATTTAGGTCAGAATTTGAAAGACACAAGGCAGAAGAATTGAAAACCATTGAAGAAAATGGAAAGCGTATGAAATCTGAAATTGAGATTGAACAGGAAACATTACGCACCCTTGAATTGGAACTTGCCGGACATGAGAAAAGCCTTGAAATGCTTAATGCATCCATTACAGGCCTTAGAAATCAGTTATGCAAACTTCCACCGATAATAGACATTTTAGAAAGAGCGGATATAGTAGAACTAGAAAACCAGATTGAAGAAAAAGAAAAATCCTTTAAAGAAAATAGCAATTCTTTCTTTGCAACGAAATCAAGCCTCAAGGATGAAGAAAGCAACTTGCAGTCGCAACTCATCGAAATAGAAAAGCAGATTGCAAAATCTGAAAACAATGTGGCGATTGACGAACGAATTGCGGAATTGCAGAAAGAACAGAAGGAACTTTCGCAGAAAATCGCTGATGAAGAACGGACGCTGAATTATCTGAAAGAGTTTGACCGGAAGAAAAATGAACTGTTAGAAGAAAGTGTGAACAGCAATTTTGAGTACATTCAGTTTAAGATGTTTGAGCCACAGTTAAACGGCGAATTGAAAGATATTTGTCAGCCAGTAGTGCATGGCGAAAGTTACGACAGAAACTTAAATCATGGTGCCAAGATTTTAGCAGAAATTGACATTTGCAGAGCATTTCAGAGGGCGAATAATGTAATACTTCCGATTATTACGGACGATACAGAAAGCCTTGACAGTTGGAGAGTGCCGAATATGGAAAATCAAATAATCATGATTAGGCGGTCAGATGATAAGAAATTGACAGTTAGTGAGGTGGCGATTAGATGACAGATGAAACAAAAGAGATGATTGGAATATATTTATCAATGATGAAAACTCAAATGAAAAAAGATGGATTGATTTTCGGAATTGTGTCAGGACCGGAAAATGCCAACGATTCAAGGTTGTGTTTTCTTGACAAGGAAGAATATATGAAAAATGGCGAAATAGATGGATTTATGATAAATCTTTCGGATTTAAATAAGGGACTTTTATAAAGGCGGTAGAAGAATGAAGAAGAGAATTATTGTTATCTTGTCTGCGATTACTTTATGTTTTGGACTTATTGGTTGCTATGGTTCTTCTGGTTTTTCGAGTATGCATAATCTGCAGAGTGTATCAATTTGGACTGACAAGGAAACAGGCGTGCAATATGTGATTTACGAGGGATATAAACAAGGTGGCATTGTACCTAGACTAAATGCAGACGGGAGTTTGCATGTCGGAAATAAAGAAAGCGAGGAATAAATATGGCAAAAGAAGTAGCAGAAAAGAAAGAATTTACAACAAGTTTGAGCCAGTGGTCAAATGAAATCACAGGACTTATTGCAAGAGATTATGAATCATGCGGCGTGAAGTTTGACGATTATTCAAAGAAATGCGCCATGGAAGCTATGACGGCGATTTATACGCTTGTTAAAAATGATGGCAAGGTAAATATGAGTAACCTTGACGCAAGCAATTTAAGAGGGATTGTAGAGCGTTGCGCAAGCCTTAAATTGAATGCAAACGCATTTCCAAGAGAGTGTTATTTCCAGATCCGGAATGTAAAAGTCGGGAGCGAATATGTAAAGACGGTTGAAATGGGTATTGAGGGAGCCGGGAATGATGCAATTCTTACGAATTACGGCAAAGACGTAGCAAAGGTATATCCATATTGGATAGTCAAAGATGGAGATACTTATATTCCGCCGAAACACAGGGGTATTGAAATTACTCCGCCGGAGTGGGAAGAAAAAGGATTGTCGCAGAAAACAGTAAGGGTTGTTTATCCGGTAAAACTGAACGACGGAACTATAACCTACTTATCCGCAGAGCGTGACAGCGTCAAAGTCAATCTTTTCGCCCATGTTCGAAACAATCTTATGAATGAAACTTTTGGAATTTGTGAGAGCAGATACAAAGCTTCTGACAAGCAGAAAAAGGAAATCGAAGAAAGAAAAGAAATCATTTACGAAGCATTGCGGAAATGTGAAACGGTAGACGATATGCTTCAATGCGCCGAAGCAAGACCGTATATGTCTGTAGCATGGCTAGACACGCCGGAGAGCATGATTGTGCGGAAAATGTGCAATAATGCTACGAAAAAATATCCGAAAAACTATGATACTATGGCAAATAAGGCTTATATGGAAATGGACGAGACTTATCAGCAGGTACAGGAAGAAATTCGCACAAATGCTAATTCTGTTGAGTTTATCGAACATGACATTTCAGAGAACGCCAACAAGGAAGATTTTGTTGTGGCTGATGTGGAGGGTTGATATGAGTAACCTTTATTTAGATAGCAGCTTTGAGAACGCTTACCATGATGTGAAATTGGTGTTCGATTTAATAACAGATGATGATACTTTTCAATCTGCTGATAGCGGTTTAGTGTTTTCTTATCTCGACAGAATTGTTGAAGCACTTGAAAAGCAAGTACCGAAGAAAATAACCGATTGTGCGTGCCCGATTTGCAATTCGGTTGCTGTAGAAATTACAAGTGACGGTTTTATGAATCCGAATGAGCCGTTTGAATACTGTTGCTATTGCGGTCAAAAACTAGATTGGAGTGATGATAAATGCGTGTGATAAGTCAAGATGGGGAAAATGATGTTCCTTATGAAAAAACATATGTATCAATATTTTATAATAATAATAGACAAATTATTGCATTTGATACGCTTGTTGGAAATGACTATTTGACAATGGCTGAATACTCCACCGAAGAAAAGGCAATTAAGGCTATGGAGATGTTGCGTGAGGAATACAGAAATTATGCAACAGCTAAATCAGATGATTACTGGTTTGCATTTAACTATCCAAAAGTATTCAAGTTTCCACAGGACGATGAAATCGAGGTGTAGCCTATGAAAACCGCAAGCATAGCAGAAATGCTAAATGATTTTAACAACGGAACTTACGATTTGACGGACAATGGAAAGTGTACTGGTTGTGGATCATGCTGTTCGAATTTGCTTCCGCTTACAAACGAAGAAATAAAGGAAATCCGCAGATACATTAAGGTACACAATGTCAAGGAATGTAAGCATGGTGTAGCAATACCACTTGCACGGCCTATTTTGGATATGTGTTGTCCGTTTCTGGACGATAGCAAGAAAACGCATAAATGTACCATATACCAACAGCGTCCACTTGTGTGCAGGGATTTTATCTGTTGTCCGTCGGAAAGACCACCAGTTGATATTGAATATGCTATGAAAGCAAGACCAGTAAACATGAGGGAGACATTTTTCGGAAAGTGAGGTAATAATAAAATGGCAAAATTTAACATTGAAGTAGAATTGGACTGGTTATCTGATGAAGATTATTCGATTGATGATGAAATCAGAGAACAAGTCGTAAAAGGTGTGAAAAATGAACTGTTAAAAAAGACAACAGATGAAGTGACGAAAAAGTTAGATACAGCTATTGCAGATAAATTGAGTGAAGCTACGGAAATTATCGGACAAAGAGTTGAAGATTTCTTAGATGTTGTAACACAAAATTCAATCGAGAAAATTAAAATTCCTCGAAAGAAATCAACATGGGGCGACGAGGTTGAATATATTCCGATTAGCGAGTTTGTCGGATTGGAATTTGAAAAATATCTCACAAAGAAAGTATATGACAAAGATTATTCTATTGCGAGGTATGATTCCGATAAGCAATATTCAATTTCTGAAAAGTGCATAAGAGAATACCTTGACAAAACATTATCTACAAAAGTTAGCGAAATGATTAAAAGAGCTAAAATAGATGCGGAAGATACCGTCATAAAAACACTTGAGCAGAATTTAAAAGACCAGTTGGCAGTAGACACCATTAAGAGAATGAATATTCCTAAGTTGCTGGAAAATTTACAACAGAAAGCGTTGGAATATGAAAAAGAGAATGGAGATGTTTCAAAGTGAAATTAACTTGCCTTGCAAGCGGTTCGAGTGGTAATTGCTACTTGCTGTCCACCGAAACAGAAACGCTAATCCTTGATTGCGGAATACCAATAAAAGAGATTAAAAAAGGCTTAGATTACAATGTGTCAAATGTAAATGCGGTATTAGTCACGCATGGACACCAAGACCATGCAAGAAGTCTACCAGAGTTTCAGAGAATGGGGATTGACTGTTTTACACCTTATCTGGGCACAAACAAAAGTCAAGTGAGGAAGTTTGGAGGATTCAAGGTGCAAAGTTTTGAAGTCCCACACGACAATGTAGCTTGCTGTGGATTTTACATAGTTTGTCCAGACGGACAAAGAATTGTGTATGCTACTGACTTTGAGTATATCCCTGTGAGTTTCAGAAAACTAAAGATAAACACTCTGCTTATCGAGTGCAACTACTGTAAGAGCATGGTTGACAGGGACAAGGAAAATTTTTCTCATGTCGCTAGAGGTCACGCAGAATTACAGACAACGATAGGAATTGTGAAAGACAATGTATCAAATGCCCTTAGAAGTGTGATTGTGTGTCATCTAAGCGGTTCAAATGCAGACAAAGAAGAAATACTCACAGAGGTCAAAAAAGTCGTAGGAAACGCAAATGTGTATGTCGCAGAACGAGGGCTGACAGTTGATTTGTCGGAAATTCCATTTTAAGGAGATTATCAATGAAATGTAAAGGCGTAAAAACTGTTTATCATTGGCAAATGTTTAGAATGACTGGTATTGCCCCAAACAGAATGTTTCATGCATTTGGCGGTATGACTTTGTGTGGAAATTGTCATTACCCTATTCAATTTCGCGTTAATGCCAAAGAAACTAATTATTGTAGTGTTTGTGGCGTTCGCATCATACTTGATGATTCAGAACTTATACCAATGCACATAGAAGAAAGCAAGTTAGATGAATACCATAGAAAATTTGAACGAAAACCATTAGCTGACTGTTGATTTTTCGGAAGTGCCGTTTTAGGAGGGATTTGTTTTGAGCAGATACAAGAATTTGTATGACGGAACTTATTATATGACAGAACAAAACGCATTAAGGCATTACATTTCAAAAGCACATAAGGTAAAGAAACGAAAGAACTACGAAGAAATGTGCAAACTTTATAACGAGGCTGGACGAATAATTGATGTTCCACTTTGTGAAAATTGCCCTTGTGAAGATTTTGGAATGTGCGGATTGCGATTTAAGAAAATTCCAGCTGAAGAATTGGTTATCAATTATTGTTTTGACAGTTTCATTGTCGGCATGGAGAAAATGCTGAAATGGTTGCAGTCATGGTAGAGAATGTGGTGCTGGTGCGTTTGAAATTAACTTCTGCCCGATATGTGGCAGGAAACTTGAATGAAAATTAGAAAGGTGGAATGACTTACGAATAAATGTACTTTTACTGGAAGAACGACAAAAGATGTGGATTTGAGGTACACGCAACAGAACAACACAGCAGTAGGAAAATTTACACTTGCTGTTGATACTGGCTATGGAGATAACAAAAAGACCAGTTTCCTCAATATGACAATTTGGGGGAAATCCGCAGAAGCGTTAGAAAAATCCGCACCAAAAGGAACAAAGTTACTTGTCGAGTGTGAAGCATTACAGAACAACTACACCGATAAGAATGGAAACAAAGTCAACACTGTTGATTTCCGGGTGCTGAATTTTGAATTTTGCGAAAGTAAGGGAAGCCAGCAGAGAAACAATGCACAGTCTGATCCGCAGCCTGCACCGCAGAATTATGATGGATTTATGAACATTCCGCAAGGAATTGATGAAGAATTACCATTCAATTAGGAGGTTTTAAATGGATAAAAAAACTGAAATTATGCCCTTATCTTCCGCAGAAAGAAGAAAGAAAAGCAATGATGATAGGAAACGGAGAATGAAAGCAGGAACAGGGAAATTTGATAAGAATGGCAAAGAAATGATGGTGGGTGATATTGTTCATTTTCGGTGCGGGAATAATGCCTTGTGCGGCAAAGGAGTTGTCTATTTTGCAGAAAAACCGGACAGGCTTGGAGAGGATTTATTCAGAATCAGAGACACAACGCCCGGAAAAAGGGAAGGACGCATTTATCCGTACTATGAGGATGCTACGTACAGAATTGATGAAAGGAGAGAAGAACACGATGTTGTTAGTGAGTCAGAATAAGGAACGGATTTATTGGTTCGGCAGAGCGTTCAACTCTCTGGGGTACCATGAGGACAGCTCAAAAATCTCAAAAACAGGAAAAAAAGAAACAATCCGACATACTATCTGTATTTCGGATTGGTGTCTGGAAGAGATTGCAGAGTATGAATCGAAGGAGCGGTGTTTGGAAGTGATGAAAGATTTCTGCGAAGCACACAGAGATGAGTGTTACACGATAGATTTTTATGATTCGGCATCACAGGCAAATAGAGCAGCTGCATACCGCAATAACATTGTTTTTGAGTTCCCTAATAAGTAGGAGGTAGTGCGATGACGACAAACGAACAGGGCGAAGAAGTTAGGAAGACTATGATAGAAGCTATATTCGGAAAGGAAAACAATGATAGATAACATGTTAATCGCATTAGCAATGGGAAGCCTTCTGTATATCCATCCGGCGGCAGAAGTGCATGTGCAGATGGAAGCGGCAGCGGTACAGCAGCAACAGGAAGAAACGGAGCTGGAAACGGATGCCCATGTGACCGAGGGGACTTGATGAATATTACTACAAGAAGTCAAAAGAACGACTTGAAAATGAAATGGCACAAATGACGATTTACGACTTTATATAACACGCAGAAACGCTCCATATCCGATTTTTAGTCGCTTAGCGATAATTTGTCGGTTGGCAGTCGAAAAGTGGCTAGAAATCGGAAATATGGAGATTGGGAGGTAATATGAAAAAATCAACAAAGATTATAATTACAATCGTTTGTATTCTTTTTGGGATTGTTATTGGCGGTGCAATAAGTCACTGTGCGCATAATGAAAATAAAATACATTATGGAGATGATAATTATATATTTGTTATGTGCGTTATAGGTTCCGGCAGAAGTGAAGAAGATTATTACGGAACTATCACAAAAGAAGATTATCAAAAATGGTTAAATGGCGATAATGGGGCTATTTTTGTTTACCATTCGCATAAGGAAAATCGTGGTTGGAATTTGAGCGTAGGAGAAATAACATCAATCGTAAATTATGGAACTTCTCCTAAATGGTTGCCTTTGAATTTTTAGAAAATATAAAGAGTGATGAAAGGAGTGATTGGATGGGATATATAGAAACAATAGCATATGATAGATTCCCAAAACAAAAGGATAAAAATTATAAATATCCTGAGTATGCAGTTGGTGCAAGAGTGAAAGTTTGCTTTCATTATGACACTTCTAAGCAATGCATGGGAACTATTGTGAGGGATGATTTAGAAGAACCATTTGAAACGATTATAAGGCTTGATGATGGTAGATATTTAAGGGCGGTTGAATGCCACTATAGTTATGTTACGAAAGGACAAAGAATGTCACAACAAGAAGCAATTAAAATATTTGAAAAGAAAAATAAGTGCAAAAAGTTAATAGGAAAATGTTGGAATCTTTTTCCTTGCATAGTTTGCAGAGAAAAAGCAACTATTACAAATGAGAGAAGTGAAAAATTTAATTTTTGTGATACTTGTGTTATGAAAGAATTATTCCGGAAACTGAAAAATTATGAAGATGCAGAGAAACAAGGTTTGCTTGTGAAGTTACCGTGTAGAGCTGGAGATGTAGTATATGTAAATCTATCAATGGAAAATTTATATGTGACAGAGTGTGAAGTTGTATCAATTATGGTATCAAAACGACATATTGAAATACATGTTGAACCCGTTGGGAAGAGTTGCTGTTATTATCGGTTTTACAAAGGCGATTTTGGCAAACGTATATTCCTTGAAAAATCCGAAGCAGAACAGGAGTTGGAAAAGTTGGAAAGCGAGGGAGAGAATGAGACTTATTGATGCAGATGAATTAATAAAAGGTTTAAAAGAAGATTACGATGATTGTGACATCCAAAAAAATTTAGAATTTTTTGGAATATACGACTATATCAAAGAACAGCCGACAGCGTATGATGTGGACGAAGTTGTAGAAATGTTGCAAGAATGTGTCGACTACCCCGACTTGATAAATAGTAGACAAGACTATCTTCACGCAATAGAGATTGTAAAGCGAGGTGGATTAAATGATTAAAGAAGGCAGACCATATTCCAACGAAAACGGCTATATAGACACAGAATTAGTGACCAGTTTAGTTCCGGAAGATATGATGATCGTCGGAGAATGGATAAGAAATAATGTTAGAAAGAGCGAAGATATACATTCAATGTCAAGCTATGGATTGAAGCATGTGTTGGAAAAAGATACAAAGTTATATCTTACTAATAATCAATTCAAAGACGCTATGCTTCTATCTGGATTTTATCCAGTCGATGAAGATGAACTGAACTGGAAGTATCGGATTGTTTTAAAAAAAGACATAATATATAACCCTAGTCCATTTTTTGAATGGTTAAAGCAATTTCTTAATAAAGATAACCGGTACGGCGACTTTGCGCATGATGTATGCTATGACAAATATTTTCCTGTCTTTGCAGAATACAATATCATAAAAAAATATCTTGAACGCGAGTGGCATGCCAACTCTGGAATCAACTATGGGATTATGGTTACGTTTGCAGAATTATGGAAAATGTATGAAGAATCAAAAAGAAAGGGTAGGTGAGGTACAGTTGCCAACTAATTACAGACAGCTTCATGCTATCGAAAAGAAAAACAAGGAACGTCTGCTGAAAGTCAATCCTAACCTTGATAATGAGAGTGGTATTTACTTTTTGACCCGAAATGAGCCACAGGGATATATCGGTCAGGCACGACACCTATGCCAACGCCTGTGTTCTCATTTATCGGGATATGAACAGCACATAGACAGATCGCTTAAAGTGCATGGTTTGTACGATTCGGAAAAAAATCCTTACGGTTATAAGGTAAACTTCTTGCACTTTCCAGAAAGTGAGCTTGACGAGAAAGAACAGTTCTATATCCAACAATATCTTGACAACGGATATGTCTTGAAAAATAAGACGGCAGGAAGCCAAGGCAAGGGGAAAGTAAAGATTGCTGATTTTAAACCTAGCAAGACTTATCGTGATGGTTTAAAACAAGGCGAAAAGAACCTTGCAAAAGAACTGTCAAATATCATTGACAAGCACCTGGTTATTACATTAAAACCAGAAAAGGCAAATAACAAGGTGTCGCAGAAGCAGTTTGAGAAGTTTAAGGAACTGCTGAAAGGTGGGAGCGAATGAGTTTTATATTATCTGTATATGTAGTTTTTATTATAGTGGCTTTTATTTGCACTCTGATTGATGAGGCTTACGATGATATGCCGTTTACACCAAAAGAAATTTTCGATACAACAAATTTAAATATGTTTGGCAGTTGCGTTTTTTGGCTGTTCGTAGTTTTAATTGACCCAATACTATTCATTTTCAAATTTATCGGTTGGATATTTACCGTTGGGAGGAAGAAATGAGTAGAAAACAGTTTTCAAAATCAGAACGCCTTGCAGTTTACAAAAAATGCAACGGACATTGTGCGTATTGTGGTTGCAAACTGGAATACAAGGATATGCAAATAGATCACATCAATCCGGTGTACATATCAAGTTTGCGTGGCGCAGAAACAGATAATTCGATTGACAATCTTATGCCATCATGCAGAAGCTGTAATTTCTACAAATCAACATTTAGTATTGAGGAATTAAGGCAAAGGATTGCAGTTTTGCCAGAAAGACTTGAAAAGGAATTTATTTATAGACTTGCAAAGAGGTATGGAATTATCGAGGAGAAGAATAATCCGATTGTGTTTTATTTTGAAAAGATGAAAGGAGACGTTAAAAGTGAATAATCAAGATTGGATTCCGGTCAGTGAGAGATTGCCGGAGGAACGCGAAAGTATGTTTGCAAAATTTAAAGGAACTACAAAATGGAATAAATATATGTTTGAGAAAACGACAGATACTGTTCTTTGCACTGTTAAATATAGTGGTTCTGTAATAGTTAGAACTGGAAGATTGAATGATAAAGAATGGCATTTAGATAACCTTGCATATAAAGATTTTGAGGTTATTGCATGGATGCCATTTCCGGAAGCCTATGGGGGTGAGCGACATGGTGACATATGAGAATCAATGTTGTGGATGTGCAGTTCCAGCATACCCATGTCGGGGAGATTCTTGCGATCTACGTCATGTAAGAGTTTTGACATGCGATAAGTGTGGCGCAGAAGTGGACAAGCTGTACATATACGGTTCACAGGAATTGTGCGCAGAGTGCGTATTAGAAGATCTGGAGGTAATTGAATGAGACTGATTATGATCAATGCGGAACATCTCACACACGATATGTTCCAGTATGTCAGAGGAGAGAAAACCATCGGGCAGATTATTGATGAACAGCCGAAAATTGATATTGATAAAGCAATGGAACGTTTGAAATCAAAATCCGAACAATGCCATGATGATGGGAAATTTTATTATGAAAGTGGCAACAATCAATGTGCTGCGTTATCCCACTCAAAGGCTTTTGCATACGAAGATGCGATCGAAATCATTAAGTCGGTATTAAATGATAAATTATAATCTCGTTATAAAATATAAAAATAAGAAATGGAGTGAATTTATGGAACGTTTTAGAAAACCACGTTGCTACATATCTGGTGCGATCACCGGAACAGATGACTACATGGAACGGTTTGCGGATGCAGAAAAGTATTTGGAATCTGCTGGATATTCTGTCGTGAATCCGGCAAAAGTGAACGCGCATTTGCCACCAGATACAACGCACGAAGAGTATATGCATATGTCGTTTGCAATGATTGAGATGTGCGATACCGTCTTTCTTCTGAAAGGATGGGAAAAATCAAAAGGCGCAAATATGGAGCTTGAACATGCATTAAAATCAAGGAAAATAGAGTGTTTCCTATATGATTGCAGAGAATGATAAGAGGTGTTGAATATGAGCAACAAACTTGTTAAGAATAATATTAACAAGGCAAAAAGAGCCGGTATGAGTAATCTCGACATATTGAAGGTGAAAGAACTTGCCAGAAAAGAAGCGGAAAAATTGGAAAAGACGGCAGCAGAAAAAGCATTTCTTTATATGCTAGCAATTCCGTTGAATGTCCTGTGTGCTGATTATTGGAGCAAGACAGCGAAGAAGCGTGCGCCAAAGTTTATTAACGATGTTTTAGAGTTGTATAAAAGTGTTGATTGTGGTGCTGTAACTGATAAAGAATTAGCAGATTTTCTCTATGATATTGCAGGGATAAGAGTGGAAACGGAATGGCTGGAAAGAGGTGGTGTGAATGGCTAATAAACGAATGTTTACCATGAAGATTGTTGACAGCGATGCGTTTCTGGACATGCCACTGTCAGCACAATGCCTGTATTTCCATCTCAACATGAGAGCTGATGATGACGGTTTTATAGGAAATACAAAAAAAATTATGAGAATTATCGGGGCGAACGATGATGATTTGAAGCTGTTGATTGCGAAGCGGTTTGTCCTTACATTTGAAGACGGAGTAATCGTCATAAAACACTGGCGTATGCATAACACATTGTCAAGTAATCGTTACCACGAAACAACGTATTTAGGTGAAAAATCAATGCTTAGGTTGAAATCGAACGGCGCATATACGCTTAACGATGGTAATGAGATTGATGATAGCCGAATGATAGAATTATCAAGCAGACAAACAATAGACGCATCGAAGACGAACAAAAGACGCATCAAAGACGAACAAAAGACGAACGCAGATTTAGATTTAGACTTAGATTTAGATTTAGGTTTAGATTTAGATAAAGACTTAGATTTAGATACAGACTTAGATTTAGATACAGGACAAGATAAAGAAAATAGAGTTATTTTAACTGATTCTAAAGAATCAGTATGTCAGACACAGAGTGTCAGACGAATCATGGAACGGTGGAACACACTGGAAAAGTACGGAATAAAATCCGTAAAAAGATTGGACGGAGCATCAAAGAGAGGAAAAATGCTGAACGCAAGAATTAAACAGTACGGTGTTGATGGAATACTTGCTGCGATAGACAAGATAGTGGAGAGTGACTTTCTGCAAGGAAAGAATAGTAGGGGGTGGACTATCACATTTGACTGGTTTGTACTTCCTAGCAATTTTCCGAAAGTTCTTGAAGGAAATTACGACAACCGAGACATAAAAGAATCAACAGGAAATGCCTATTTAGACGCAATCCATAACCGGGTAGACATAGTAGACGAGTGGGTGAAAGACGAATGACAGAAAAGGAATTTTCCATACTTGTCAAGGCAATGAAAGCTGTTTACGGCAGTCCACAGTTTATCCCAGACAAGTATGCGTTTCAAGTTTGGTACAGTCTGCTAAAGGATCTGGACTATAAAACGGTCAACGTCGCGATACAAAGGCACATGACAACAAGCAGATATCCTCCGACCATTGCCGACATTCGGGAACAATGCAGTAACATTGTGGACGAGCAGGAACCGGACGTTTTGGAAGCATGGTCACTTGTAAGTAAGGCGAAGCGAAACGGAATATACGGAGCGAAAGAGGAATTTGAGAAGCTGCCGGAAGCGGTGAAGAAAGCAGTTGGTTCATCTGACAACTTAAGAAACTGGGCAATGATGGATACACAGACGGTTGAAAGCGTGGTGCAGTCGAATTTTATCAAGGCATACGAAAGAGTGTTGAAGAGAAGAAAAGAATTGAGGAAGATGCCGGATGGCATAAGAACGATTACAGAAAACGTAATCAGTGCGCTTGAGAAGAACGAAGAAGAGAACACAATCGAGGACAAGGAAAGCGATGGCGAGATGGAATCTAAAACGCCAGTCCCGATGCCGAAAGAAATGAAACAGAAAATAACGGATATGCTAAAAAACTCGTAAAAAGCGTTTTAAGCGATTTTTATGGCGTTTCCGAAGAAATACTAACGAACAACAATTAAATCGAAAATAGGTGCATTTAAACGCGTCACAGAGGTATTTGAGAGAAGTGCGGAACTATGAAAATGCACATGAAGGTGACGAAAGATGAATTTTCACTACCGATTTACGTATCGGAGTCGAGAAAAGAACTTGCTAGATATTGCGGAATAACACCGGAGTACCTTTCACAGCAGATCTGCAAAGACAGAAGAAAAGAGAATCCAACGTACATAGCGGTCGAGATTGACGAGAAAGATTAGGAGACAGGCTTATGATAACAAAATTTCACTGTTTGAGTAAGCCGGAACTTGAAAAAATTAAAACTGAATATAATCTAACAGATGATGAAAAAAGCATTGTGGAACTATTAAGAAACGAGAACAGTTACGAACAAATAGCGCAAAGGATGTGCTGTTCAACTGCCACAATCGGGAGGAAGATACGAAAGATAAATGACAAGATAGAAAGGAGTGAAAAGATCATGAGAACAAAAATACCAATTTGGGAAAAAATTAATCTGTCAGTTGAGGAAGCTGCTGAATACAGCAATATCGGGATCAACAAGCTGTATGAGATGATAAAAGAGCCGTCGTGCCCGTTTGTCTTGTATGTTGGGAAGAAGGCGGTGATTAAGCGGAAAGAGTTTGAACGGTATCTTGAAAAAGTAAGTAGCATATGAAAATTTGAGACATAATATTGTGATTTGAGCCTTTTTATGATATTTTATTCATATCATACAAGGCTCTTTCTCAAATAAACGAAAGGAGAGACAATCAATGGGAAAAGATTTGAAAGGGAAAGAGTTGGGTTCCGGATTATCGCAGAGGAAAGATGGAACGTATCAGGCGAGGTATACAGACAGATGGGGAAAAAGAAAGACAATTTATAACAAAAATTTGAGGGAAATACGAAAAGACCTCGCGGAGGCAGTTGCCGGCAATTTGAATTTTACGAGCGTGAAGGATAATATAACGCTTGATGAATGGTTTAACAGCTGGATGGAGATTTATAAGGAGCGGACGATAAGACCGAATACGAAGAGGGAATATACACACATTTATAAGAAAAATATATCTCCTAAATTAGGCGGGAAATATCTAAATTCCTTCACTAAATCTGACATCCAAAAACTGATAGACGATGCGAGCGACAACGGATACGGGTACGAGAGACAAAGCAAGATAAAAGTTATATTAACAGATATTTTTCAGAGGGCAATAGAAGACTGTTTAATGGTAAACAATCCGGCAAAAGGTGTGAAACTAAGGGCAGACAAAGAATTGAAGGCGGATTCACTAACATTGGATGAACAGGATGTTTTTTTTGATTACTGCCACAATACGTTTTATGATAATTTGTTCAACGTAGCTGTAAATACAGGGTTAAGACCGGGAGAACTGTTTGCATTGCAGGTTGATGATATAGATCTTGAGAATGGTTTTATAAGCGTAACAAAAACACTTGTATACCAAAAGTATCTTACGGACGAAAAGAAAACGTTTCACATGGAGCCTCCAAAAACGAAACAGAGTTACAGAAAAGTGCCGATCAATAGCGTATGCCGTAAATATCTGGAGAAGCAGTTGGAGCTTAAAAAGGTCGTATCACAGAAAAGACCGAAGGAACATAACGCTTATCTATTCGTATCAAGATTTAACACTCCGCTTAACTCACAAATGTATTCGGACGCTATCAAGGCGGTGGTTAAGCAGATAAACCTTACCAGATCTTTTGATAATCAGTTCGAAGCATTCAGCGGTCATACGTTCCGGCACACGTTTGCGACAAGGTGCTTTGAAGCCGGGGTAGATGCCAAAGTGGTGCAAAAATATCTGGGGCACGCGAGTATCAAAATGACGATGGATCTATATACGCATGTGACAGAGGACAAGGCGAAAGACGATATCGAGAGGATCACTGGAAATAAAGAAAATAAGATTATTGATTTTTCAAAAAAGGTAATATAATTGGTGTAAATTTGGTGTACGAAGATGGTGTAAAAATCAAAAAACCTAGTATTTAAGCGGTATTGAGTACACTATTTATACTGTAATTGGATAATTTATTACGTATATCAGAATACGCCTTATGAATGGGGCGGAAACCTTGAAAAACCTAGTGTTTAAGCGGTTTCTGGCGAATACTGGATTTTTATGAAAAACCTTAAAAAACCATAATTTTTCACTAAAAATGGTGTAAAAATGGTGTAGTAGATTTTAAACAGCAGATGCGGGAAAGAGCCTTGATATGAATATGATAAGAACGTGATATTTTCACGTTCTTTTTTTATGCCAAAATTTAGGCATAAGGAAGTGATGAGATGCTATCAGACAGAGTATTGGAAATGATATTTTCACACCCCGAAATGCACAAGATACCGATCGGTTGCCAGTCAACGGCGGTTATGGTGTTCGGGGATGTCATAGAGAGAATAAAGGAGAATGAGCCGTATGCAACAGTGGAATCCATACTATCAGCCGACGACAGTATATAACCCGATGATGAACGCACAGCAAAGACTTGCAGTGATGGAACAGCAGTATCCGCAGTTTGGGCAGCAGAATATGCTCCCGACACAAATGTCGGGAACAACAACCAATTTTCTGAATGGAAGAATAGTTGACGACTTTTCAACCATAACAGCCGATTTAATACCGATGGATAATACAGGCGCTATTTTCATCAAGCGGGATGGAACAGAAATACAACATAAGATTTGGAGTGCGGATGGAACGATAAAGACAACACGATATGAGCCGATTGTAGCCGATTTGGATGCAGATGCAGGGAATTTGTCGAAAAACGTCGAAAAATCGAAATTTGACCTATCAGACGAATCGACAGAGGTATTCATGAACAAATTTGACGAAGTTCTGACGAGGTTAGATAAGATGGAGAAATCAATTGGTGTAAAATCTTCCGGCGGAAGAACAAAAAAGGAGAGTGATTCTGAATGATGAACCCTATGCAGATCATGAGCGCAATGAGAAATCCACAGGCATTTTTACAGCAGATGATGAACAATCCGCAGTTTGCTAATAACCCTATGGCGCAGAACATATTTAACATGGCTAAGAATGGGGATGTAAAGGGGATAGAACAGTTTGGGAGAAACATAGCATCTGAACGTGGTACAAATTTTGACGAGGAATTTGCAAAATTCAAGAGTCAGTTCGGAATGAAGTAGGTACTAATTGCAATTAAGTATAAATATCAAAGAAACGAGGTAAACATGTATGTTTGGTGGAGAAAATTTTAGCTTATCAGACGTAGCAGCAGTCACAAAAGGAAACGACGGATGGGGTGACGGAATGGGTGCATGGTTTCTGATAATTTTCGTTCTCTTCTTTGCCTTTGCTGGCGGCGGATTAGGCGGAAACGGCGCAAACGGAAACGCACTGACACAGACAGAAATGCAAGCCGGATTCAACAGCTCAATGATTGTTGGGAAGCTCGACAGACTTGGCGATGGAATCTCCAGTCTTGGCTACGACCAGTTAGGTCAGATGAATGCATTACAGAGAGATTTATGCACCGGATTTGCGAATGGTGTAGCTGCTACAAACGCGGCAGCTGCGCAGGCGCAGGCTTGTTGCTGTGAGACACGTCAAGATATTTTAGAAAACCGATATCTTGCAGCACAGAATACGGCTGAAATCAATGCGAACACAACTGCACAGACGCAGAAGATTCTGGATGCTATCTGTGGTAACCGTATGGCGGATATGCAGAACCAGATTACGCAGTTGCAGTTACAGAATGCAGTTGCAGGCGTTGTAAGATACCCATCTGCGACTACATTCAGCGCAGGATACAATCCGTATTTCGGAAGTAATGGATGCGGATGCGCATAACCAAATAAAATTCGCCTAACGGCTGATTTTCATGAGGCAGGCGAAAGTCTGCCTTGTTTGATTCTAAATTTAAGATTCTTAAAGAAATTTAAGTTTTTATTTAAGATTCTTAAAAACTCAAACAAAGGAGATTCAATTATGAAAACATATAAACAATTAAAAGATGAACTGTTTGAAGAAGTAGAAAAGATTGACATAAGTCAGTTAGGACTAGGCTTTAATGGTTTGTCATCCTATGTGGAACTGCTTGAGAAAATGTCGAAACTTCCAGACATGGCAATAGATGAACTTATGTTACATTCGACATTAAAAAATGCATTTTGCATGGAAATGCCAAAAACAGAAAAGGAGTGAAAATTATGGCTTGTAAGAATATCTGTAAATTATGTCCGAACTTGATTATATCGCAATCAGTAACTTTTACGGGCGGGAATCTGATAATCAATATTCCGGCAGGAAGCTATGAAGACGAAGAAAAAGTATGCATTGTCGTTGCGCAGAGCATACCGTCAACAGCAACTATAAACGCGCCTGTATATGTGACAATCGGAACAGGAACAGTCCTCTATCCATTGAATAAATGCGACTGCACGCAGGCAACAGCTTGCAGTATCAAGAGCCGGACAAGGTACGCGACAAGAGTTGAAACCACGCCGACGAGTGGAACATTCAGACTGCTTGGAAAAGTATGTAACTGCCAGAACAACAATTTGCGTGCGATCAACGGAACGGCACCGACAACGACAGTTACGGAAGCAGTCACAGAATCAGAATCCGCAACAAAAACGACTGAAAGCGAGGTGTACAGTTATGGAAAAAATTAAAGAAGTATGTGAAATGATAGAAGATGAAGTTTACGAGCAGTTCAAACACAAAGGCATTGAGAAGATAAATGCTGACGAAATGGGGAAAGTGTCTGACATTCTCAAAGATTTCAAGATGGCGATGTACTATCATGACGTGGTAAATGCGATGGAACATGAATCCTACGAAATGACGTTAGAGGAGTTTAAACGTCATTCCCCGGAATATTATAGGGACATGGATAGACATTCGAAAAACGTCATGTATTACACCGAACCGATTGAACATGAGAAAGAGGTAAGCAAGACCGAGAAAGCACGCCAGAAGTACCATGAAGAAAAGACACAGGAGAATTTCGACCACTATTCAAAAGAAATCGTGAATGAAATGGTTGAAGTCTGGGGGATGCTTGACAATGCAGAGAAAACCATGTTAAAGAGCCGGATTTCGGCACTTCTGGCAAAGATGAACGCTTGATTGATTCTTGTTTGAGCTTGTTTGAGAGGGGCAGAAATGTCCCTCTTTCTGAATGTACCTTGATAACTGAATATGGCTGACGGGAATTTCTTGAAAATATTTGGAAATGGGGTTGACTTTTGTTTAAACATATATTATATTTTTGTTTAAACAAAAAGGAAAGGAGAGATAAGATGTCGCCGAGGACTGGCAGACCGACCGAAAATCCAAAAAGAAATTATACTGGAATAAGGCTATCCAATGATGAGTTAGACAAATTAAAATTTTGCATGGATAAAACAGGTTTGTCAAAAACAAACATCATCAGAAAAGGAATTGACTTGGTCTACAATGAATTAACAAAAAAATAGAGAGTTGCAACCGCTACCAACGAAAAACAACTCTCTAAGCACCCCGAATGACTTTAAACAAAGCAGTCCGAAAGGCATAATAATAATATCATGCTTTTCGGAAAAAATCAAATATTTTCAGAAAGTGAGGTATTATTATGAACAGATTTTTGGAATTATCGTTCAGAAACTATTGCCGGAATGGAAAAGATGACTTTATGCATGAATATGAAGATGCATTTGAACCATTCTTAAAAGAACTTAGAAAGATTCTTAACCCAGAATTATGCGCAGAACTGGAAGATTTGCTTTCGGATTGTAAGACGGAAGCAATGAACATAGCCGGAGTAGCCGGAATGCAGTTGGCAATCAATGTTCTTAACGGAACAGACAAACAGCCGATTGAATAGTGGGGGTGGTAATATGGAAGAATTTGCAAAAATGATTTACGAGCAATGGGTAAAGCAAAACGAAGATAGGGATGTTTATTTTTCTAAAGGCAGAGAACTTATAAACAGATTAGAGAACATTTTAGCCGTAAGTTTTGTTAATGACATTTACGATACATACTGTGATAGCTGTCTTGAGATTGAGGAAAACGCTTTTATTGACGGTTTTGCTTATGCCTGCAAGTGCCTTTCTAATGGCAGAGTTGAGTTGAAAGGCGGTGTTTCTGATGAATGATTTAACTATGCAGGAAATGACATTACCACAGGTAAAGTATTGGAATGGTCAGAGAGTTGTTACGTTTAAGGATATTGACGAGGTACACAACAGACCTAAAGGAACAGCGAGAGTAAGTTTCAATAGAAACAAAAAGCACTTTATCGAAAATGTTGATTACTATAAAATCACAAGAGATAATTTCAATGTATGCCAAACATACAATGAAAATTTGAAAGGACGAATTTCGTCCTTTCAAGAAACATTAGGGAAAATCCCACCTAGAGGACTTACGCTAATAACCGAAACAGGCTACCTTATGATTGTAAAATCGTTCACAGATGATTTGTCATGGGAAGTACAAAGAAGATTAGTCAACGGTTACTTTAGAGCAAGAGAAATGGCAGAGACAACCTGTCAATTAACAGACTTCGACTTGCGGACAAGTAACACTCTTTTGCCGAAAGCCAAAAGCTGGTATGACAGGAATGGATTGACGTTAGAATTTTTGTGTGAAGCGTTCGGAGTACCGATGAAAACCGTTTACCATAAGATTCTGCTTAGGCTGAAAGAAGAATATGATTTAGATGCCGCGATAAAGCAGTACGAGGTAGAAAGGGGTTACAAACCAAAATATATCATGGATGTGGTTGATTATTTCCCACAACTTTCCGAACTGGCTACGGAATATATCAACTATGTTGCGAACCGAGCAAGAAACAGGAAATGATAGAATTACAAAAGGGGTAAATGCATGGATAATTTTAAAGCAATATACAAGATTCTGCATGAGTTGGAGAAAAATATGGGAAACGAGGATTTTTCCGTACAATCCATATCTGCGGAAAAGCTGAAAATCCCGTATAACAAATGGGAACAGCTCTTGATACTCATGCAAGACGACGGATACATCAAAGGACTGGTTTTATCCGAGACAACGGAAGATATGTACCGGCATATCACAGAGCCAATCAAGCCACAGATAACGATTAAAGGATTGGAGTATCTTTCCGAAAATTCGTTCATGGCGAAAGCAAAAGAAATGCTGAAAATGGCGGGAGAAATATTATAGCATGCGGGACTGTTAGCCATATATGGTTAGCAGTCCTTTTAATTTAAGTGAGGTGGAGAATTATGCAGATAAACGGACAAAAATGGAAAATAGTGGCTTTAAATGCGTCAGACAGACGTCTGAAAAGGTCGGACAACGTGTCTGTTTTAGGCGTATGCGACAATAACGCAAAGGTAATCTACATAAACAACAGGCTGACCGGTCATATGCTTGACAGGGTTTTACTGCATGAAGTGTGCCATTGTTTCTGCTTCGAGCATGGCATAAACCTTGACATGGAATCAGAGGAGATACTTTGTGATTTTATGGCGACATATGGTAGAGAAGTGATCGGGATCGTGGATAGGATTTTATGGAGCGTTAGAAAATCGTCCTAAAATCTTGTAAAATTCACAGGAAAGACGAACGGAAAATGAAATCATATTCCTGCAAAATTTAAAAGTGAAATTTTTTGTATCCCCCCGGGGTATGGGATTTTTCCCCGCCAGATTTCGGTTTCGCAAATTTGCCAAATTTCATCCGGATTTCGTTCAGATTTTCCAATCCGTTCATGGAATGTTCATATTTCGGCGGATGTCCTTGAACAATAGCAATATGCGCCGATCGGAACGCCTGGAAGGTGCCGGATAGGTCAATGAGTACGATCACGCCAAAACATAAGGCGCAAAGGTACACACATAATCATGACACCGCAAAATCGAACGTTTGAACGCACATAAAGACGCCAGACGAACCACGCCGATCAATAGGCGCAAAATGCCTATATATTGACATGATAGCACTTTAGCGCGCGATAAACAAGGCTACATCCGGAATTTTTTGCTAACAAAAAATAGACGTAGTTGTAGCACGATGATTTGCACCGGTTACAATGTGTTAAATTGTCAAGGTGCAACATTACCGGGATGCGCCCGGCGGCGGTCACATAATCTGTTTAACGTGGAGATGTGCGACGATCTCCACCATGCGGGCGCGGTTATTTAGCAGCGTCACTCGTCCCGTGCTGCCTGCCTGCATTACTCCCAGACAGTAAGAGGGCGATAGATCACGCGGTCGCCATTCGCGCCGCAATAAGCCATAAATGGCATTTTCTCCAGTATTCACGCGATAAAAACGAATAAAAATGTACGAAAATAACAGCCGCCGGGGCGGCGCGTGTATCTGGATATTGCAAAAAAGCGCGCCATGTCGTGAGCATATGCCGGCTATACCTGGGCGCGCTTAAATGGTCATTTGCAAAGTGACCTCAAGCAACAATCAATCATTTTGCGGGTTTCTTCAATTTTTGAAAGATCCGGCTGCTGGTCCAGTTCCCGGATCAATTCAATTTGTCCGCGGCGTACTCTTATTATAGTCTTATCCATGTCTTTACCTCTTTAATTTCAATCAATTAACCGCCTTTAAAAATTATACATTTCCTTAATTCGTGCAGCTTCTTTCTTTTTGCCGATTTGCATATAAAAATCATACTCTTTAAATCTCCATGCATGCATTTCGGAATTTTCCTTGCCTGCTGCGTAAAGATAATCTGGGGCGGACGGGAAAAGATTTTCGCACGCTTCTTTTGATCAGACAAAATACTCTACCCATGACGGTTTTTCCTCGCGTTCAAAATATTTTGGTATAAAATGCAAAAATTTCCGTCTCCAAAATGTGTCAATAATTCTTTTGTTTTCATAAAAAATTCCACCTCTCTTTTTTTTTAAACCGGATCATTAACCTCTAAAATATACAGAAGCTCACAGTATGCGCCGCCGTTTTTGAGATAAAAATCTGTTATTGATATTTCGGAAACATCAAAAAAATCTCCGGAATGCCTTTGCGCCTGAATTGCATCAAAAACAGATTTTGTGAAATATTTAGTGCTTTTTACAACTTTTTTGAGTGCTGTTTTTGCATCTTTGTAACTCATAAATCCACCTTTTTAACCTTTCTTTTTTCTTGTTTTTTTGGAAAAGCAAGCCGGGGATTTGAACCCCGGAACCGCCACCAACTGACCTTACTTATTTACTAACTCAACGTCATCTACTCCACAAACGAGGGAGACGCCGAACCATGTTTTTTTTAAGCTGACACACCGGACGATTGTCTTTTCTTTTTTGTAAACCTCATAATATTCGCCCCATGTCTCCAGATCTTCTTCACTCATTCCTTTTTTCCTAACGATCGCGCCTTTTCTAATCATTTTCATAAGATAACCACCTTTCTTTTAAAAAATTATATTATTTTGAAAAGTAATGGACGGAATTGAACCGCCCTACAACCGCCGCCCGGTATCACTAATTAAAGTTGTCGATCGTATCGATCACGTCCGATATTGCCATGCCTAACAAGTAGCATCTGATCGTTACATCAAAATATTCCCAGTCTTGAACTAAAAACTTTTCGCCGATCTCTTTATCACTGATAAAAAATTCATCAGCAGCTTCTTCTAATAAATCCATGTTGTCTAAAACGTATTCTTTTGCCGTTTCCCGGCAGAATGTGTAACTTCCGGATGCGTTTCCGGTTACGCTGTCGCAAGTCCATAACCTTTCATTCAGTTCCTCTTCCAGTTCTTCCAGATCGTCAAATTCGCCAAAGTTGATCTCATCGTCGATATAGTTCCGGATATCCTTTTTCATTTCCTTTAAATAGTTGTATGACATAACTTTCATTCCTTTCTTTCTGTTCGGTGCTTGTTTATTTGTTGATATAATCATACACCAAATAATGTGTAATTACAATGGATACAATACACAAAATATAATGTATAATATTAGTAACAATGCACAAAAAATAATGTAATTGACAAAACACTATTTATAATGTAAAATTAAAAAAAGAAAGTGAGGTGTAACAATATGCTAACTTATAAAATTAACGTGCTGGAGACGTTAAAAGAATGCGGATATAATACGACACGTTTGCGGAAAGAGAAGTTATTGGGCGAAAACTCAATACAGTATTTAAGAGATGGTAAGATGGTAGGGACAAAAGCGCTTGACAGCATATGTAGGCTTTTAGACATGCAGCCTGGTAATATTATTAAATATGTAGAGGATGCGGACAAAAAACATTAAAAATAATGTATAAAAGGTATTGACGATACACTAAATATAATGTATAATGAGTATATCAAAAAGAAAGGACGCCCGGAAAAGGGTGAGACGGTGAAAGGTATGAAAAAGTATTACAAAGTAGAATTTGGCGAAGTAGTGAGCGTGGCAGAACTTATAGGGTATTTTAATGATATTTGGGATGCGAAAGAAGCAGCGTTCGGAAAGATGTATGATGGAGATATGTTAGTCGGATTTGACATGGATTTTGACGCAGAATACACCGATAAATATGGCTATGATACAGTTGATTTTGAGAAATCCGAAGATAAGGCTTATATGTGCAAAACAGACGGAACCATGGAGGGAATACCAGAAGGATTGTGGTTCTGGTCTGACGACTTGTCAGATACAACTTATTATAACGGCGACGGAAAAGAATGGGATGGAGAAGAATTGTTAGAAGACGAATAATTTGTAATTGAAATAACATAAGAATTTATAAAAAGAAAGGGAAAGGTGGATTTTATGAAAAAAACAGAATTGAAATTTAAGAGCGGGAAAGAACAGTTTTTGAAAGATTGTTTGTTTAATCCGGTGTTTCCGGAAATGAAAGAAACAATTGAACATCATCTGTCAGTGGCAAGTGATACGCGGGATTTTATCGAATTGGTATTAACGGACGATTCGTTGAAAAATACACAAGCATACGCTGTTTTGAGCAGAAACGAAGCGCCGGAAAAGCATTGGTATAAAGTTAGAGAAATGTTTGGGGAAAAAGAGTTTAAAACTTACAGCGACGCTGGAAGCGTGAAGATCGGAAATGATGGTTTTTCTGTCTTAATTTCAAACGGATACGGCGACGGCGTGACACGCGTGGCGATTTTTGACGACAAGAAGGATTTTAACGCCGAAATGATGAATTTTAAAACATCAATAGATGGATGCTTCAACGTTTATTCATACGATTGCGGAGATGATGTTTCTGTGAGGCTTAATGGCAGATATGGAATTTACGCCTATGAAGGATTTATCGCCTTCGAGAAATGGGATTAGTTTTTGAGCACAAAAGAAATCTAATGGAGACCGCCGGAAATGGCGGTTTTTCCATGCCCGGAAATCGGATTTTTAGACCCCCTCCAGACCCCCTATAGACCCCCTATAGACCCCCTCCAGACCCCCATAGATGGGGTATGATTAAGAAAAAAGAGAAAGAGAAAAAGAAAGACAGAAAAAGCAGAAGAAGCAGAAAAGAAAGAACCAAAGAAAAGAAGAAGAGTAAAAAGAAAGAAAGAATAAAGAGAAAGAGTTAAAAAGAATATATATATTATATATTATATACACCTCTCTTTTTTTTAAATTAAAATAATCAATGGGATTAGGATTAACTGTATAGTAAATATATACAAGGGGTAGTATGGTTTAACCAAAAGTAAAAATTTTAAAATTAACTCTTGACAGATAACCGGGATAAGTGTTATAGTCATCTCAAACAAAAAACAGAATATTTTTTACACGAACAACAGAACCGTACGGCAAGGTATATATTGCCATATTGTTCTGTTTTTTTGTTTTTAAGAGTAAAAAAGACTAACCGGAAAGAAGGTGGAATACATGGAGAAAGTGAATGATACAAATATAGCTGACACATTCAGGGGCGATCTGGAGCTGTATTTGCAGATGTTCTGTGAGGAGCACAACATCAACGACATGACGAACGAATCACAGTTACGCTGGAATGCTGCATTGATGTACATACGTTCTCATGTATTCCCAGATAGAAAGTTATTAAAGTCTAATAAAAATATAAAAAGAGAAAACAGTAATGGAATAATGGATAGCAACTATAACGCATATGATTATGATTTACTAAATGATATATGTGATTATTATATCTATTTATGCATGGTTAATAGCAAAGACGTGAGTGTTAATGGCTTTTGTTATTTAACTGGAATTAACCTCGATTCTATTTACGGATGGAAAAATGGAGAAACAAGATTAAGTAATCGGAGTTCCGAGATTTTCCAAAAACTTGATAAAAATCGCGAAGAATGTTGGGTTGGAAAGTTGGCAAGCATGAAGCACCCGACGGCGATGGCTATATTGCTTAACAAACATTACGAGTACAACCTTCCTGGAGTCAGCAAAGAGGGCGCAAATAAACAGTCATTGACAGCTTCGCAGCTTCCTAAATTGGGCGGAAATCGGACACAATTTCAAATCACTGATAATAATCGGGACGATAAAGTGATAGACACAATTCCAAACAATTCAAAAACCACGTAAAATCAACGTTTTCAGAGGTTTTAAACCTCGTATCTATCCCATAAATCAACATTTATCCGATAGATGTGAGATGCATTTGGAAAGTGTCCGAATTGTTTGCAAATATGACACAAAAAGCGGATGCGATGAGACCGCCGGAAATGGCAGCTTGTACGCGGTGGGGTAGTGGGGGTTTTGAGAGATCCGCCTGAGCCGCCCACTAAGTCCCCCAAATATTCCCAAAAAGAAAAAGGAGTTTGAAAGAATGAAAAGATTATTTATAAGCCAGCCAATGAAAGATAAAACAAATGATGAAATTTTGGAAGTAAGAGAACAAATCATTACAGACGTAAGAAATCTTACCGGAGATGACGTTGAGATTATTGACAGTTTTTTCAAAGATGCACCACATGAAGCGAAACCATTATGGTTTTTGGGAAAATCCATCGAGTTATTATCGACAGCAGACTGTGTGTATTTCGGAGATGGCTGGAAAGAAGCAAGAGGGTGCAGAATTGAGCATGAATGTGCCGTTCAGTATGGCATTGACATTGTTGGAGAATAAGGGGATATGCGGAATATGTTTTTAAAAAGCATGCGATAGAGGGAAATAAAAGGAGTTTTGAGATGAAGATACCGTTTTGCGGATATATCAGATGCAAAAAGAGTTCATACAGGATTGAGAATGGAGAGTAGGTATGAGAGATAACAGTATTGAGCACCCGGATCATTACTGCGAAGGCAGAAAATATGAGCCGATCAAAGTCATACAGGACTGGAAATTGCCATTTACTTTGGGGAATGTATTAAAATACATCAGCCGAGCCGGAAGGAAAGAAGGATGTACGGCGATAGAGGATTTGGAGAAGGCAAAGCAGTGCATTGACTTTGAGATAGACTACTTGCGGGAACAAAATTAAGGGGATTGGCGAAATGGCAAACGCAATGCACTTTGACTGCATGACGTACAGGTTCGATTCCTGTATCCCCTGTGAATATCTATATTCCCATTTAGGTATTCTCTCCTTTATGTAGAAAGTATTGGTATGGTGGCGATTGGTGTATGGGCACATCCTAAACCTCCCCATTTTGCAGGAAAGACATGGGTTCAATTCCCATGATCGCCATTTACCGGAAGAAATTTAATCCTTTCACTTCCGGAATATGTATACTCCTTACTAAGTTAATTCTTGGTGTGCGCACGCAATAGTAATTCTATTCGCCGTTTCGAGATTTACGGCAGTGATGGGAGCGTTGGTTCGATTCCAACTGTGCGCATTAGGTGCATCTACGATGTCAGCAAAGACAGCGTTAAAATAAAAACCGTTCAGGAGTCACGTAAAAGGCTTCAGGGAGCTTGCATACCTTCCAGAATGCATGGCGCGTATGCGAAATTTGAGATGCTCATCAAGTCTCACGTTTGACAATTTCTTTAAGCAGCCTATCCGTCGCACATAGTGGGGGATACATACTAGTTGGTTGCTTGAAAATTTGGCACTTCAAAGCTGGCAAGTGGCATTGCAAGCAGATTAAAAGTCAGAGCGCCAGAGGCCTGTTTGACATAGCATATATGTTGCAGAGTAAACTGCAAAAAGTCCGATTGAGACAAAATCATGCATTCCAGATGCATACATAAAATCTGGGTTTGCTATGATGGCGGAATAGGAGACGCTAGGGGACACATGGATTAAACAATCCATCCGAGAAATGGTTCTTGCAATGTGTCAAGCAAGTGTAAAACGTTTTATGTTGGGTGCAAATCCCAACCATAGCAAGCGTATTGAAGGATGTACTAGGGCAGTAAAGAGAAATGAATGAAAAGTAATTTCGACGATATTGCTGCGATTCCTCTTGTTTTGCCAAGAAACGAAAAGAAGTTTGACCGTTACAAGTAAAAGAAATCGGCATAACTTTATGGAGAAAAGGCAACTATTGGTTGTGTTGCGGCAGACTGTAAATCTGTTCCCGAGTGGTAAACAATAGTGGTTCGATTCCACTTTTCTCCATGATTCCGGTTCGCAACCGGATAGACAGGACAAATCGGTCACTTGCCTGTCGAAAACAAAAAACGCCGAATCGGACAGATACCTTCCGATCGCTATTCGCTGTTCGATTCGGAAACCGAAAAATTGTACCCTCTTATATTTTCATATTTTTTCTTGCAATGCCCTGCGGTTTTCCAATTTCCAGCAGGGCGAAAGTATAGCAACAAGGACGCTTAGTTCAGTGGTAGAGCATCCGGCTCATAACCGGATAGTCGGCAGTTCGATTCTGTCAGCGTCCATTAGAACGTTTTGGGAAAGGAATAGCACAATGGCAAAAATAAAGACTGTTGAAGAAATGGCGAAAGAAGTCTCGGAAATAGTGATGAATAAAGTGTGCCTTAACGATATGCCACTTGAGGATTTCGTGATTAAAGTAAACGAGGTATTAACCATTGTAAAAGAAAAATATGACACAAGCGACGACACGGAATGTATCTGTTTATGCGGACAGATATTAAAATTGCTGAATGCGGAATGTGAGTGATTCTATGGAGTGTTATTTTGGAAAATGCCGGTACAACAAATACGATGAGTGCACGAATCAGGACAAAGGAAAAGAGTGCATGGAAGCCGTAAACGGTGTTCTTGGAAGAAATGAAGATGGATGCAGATATTGCAACGGACAGAAAGACAGAGATGTAGAAATATGCGAGCCAATAAAACTAAAAAAGACAGCGAGCGAGACAGACATGAAAGATTGCCAAATAATAAAGCATAAAGGTGAATCACCAGCGTTGATGTTTTTTGATAGATTCTATCTTTTGGGATATTTTGATATTTCATACTGCCCGATGTGCGGTCGAAAATTGGTTTAAGAGGTGAAATATGGGGGATTAAAGAAATGATAGAAATGAAAGGATTTGTAGAACAAATGGCGGAAGAGGATACGAAGTTATATGCGGATTGTTTGAAAAAAATCATTGAGCTGACCGAACAGAACGAAAATTTAAGAAAACAGCACAGCCATGACAATGGGAAAATGCATAGACTGGAAAAAGAAAATAAAAGTTTGGTAGACAAGAACAAAGAACTTGTAACAAAATGTAACCAGTTGAACAAAAGATACATGTCTGACTGCATCACGATCAATGAGTTAAATGTTACGATTGAAACTCTTATGGAAAAATATCAGAGATTGAAAGAGAGCTGTGGACGATGAAACACGAAGAGATATGGCACACTTGCGATAGATGCGGGAAGAAAATAAAACCGATTCCGGCTTTTGGATTTCATTTAAGACGAAAGGTGGCGTTGAAAGTATGGGAAAGCAATGCGACTCCTTTAACATATGCTGTCAACAAAGAAATCAAAAAAAACAAATATGCTTCTCGAAATTCCGACAGTGGAATTAGAACTTGTCTCGGGTTATGACATAAATTCAAGCGAGATAGAATTGTGCGGAGATTGTCACAAAGATTTCAAGAAGTTCATGAAAAAAGAGGTTTAGATACATGGAAAAGATATTGAAACCATGCCCATTCTGCAGTGGGGAAGTATCATTGAAAATATGTGGAGAGCATGATTACCATTGGTATCTTATTTCGAGAGCTAACAGAAGCAAATGCGTATGTAGAGTTTTCATGGGAAGTGAAAAGTTTGACGAATTTACGACAGATGAAAAGAAAGAGCAGATTAGAAATGATCTGGTTGAGACATGGAACAGGAGAACGTTAGATGAACGTTAGGGAAATAAAGCTATTGGTCGTTGACAAATCGGAAGAGATTGCAAAGGCGATATCGAAAGGGAAAGATGTTGAGATTGTGAAAACTTCCAGCGGGATAGTAATCAAGGAAGTAGCAAAAAAGAAAATCTCATAAATATCTAATGGCGCATACAAGCAGGTATGTGTATCGGTGAAGCAGCACCTTTATTTTTGTATTTGCAGAAAAGAGGTGCTTTTCTTATGGCTTCAATCGAGCTGATAAACACCATAAAAAGCTATGAAGCGTATATAACAAAAAACGGAATAGATGAACAGGTCGTAAACGCATACGCACAGGCGACAAATGTAGCATTCGGAGAGGGAGATATTGATTATTCCTTGCAAGTGTCGAAACGTGCGAAGGAACTGATTGATGGGTTTGTATTGCAGATTACAGGCGGCACATTGTGGGATTTGGAGAAGTATTCATTTGAAAACAAGACATGGTATGAAATTCTCGACACAAATTACAACATCTTGAAGTTGGAAGCGCAAAACAAAGTCGTTGACAGTTATTTTCTGTATTTGGAAAAGAAAAGGGAACCGAAAGAACGCTTTTATGCTCCGAAGAGAAAGCAGTTTCTTAGAATCGGACTTGTGCAGGCATTACAAGGTATGATTGATGATAAGTACGACATATTATGCATATCAATGCCGCCAGGAACATCAAAAAGTACAGCGGAAAAGTTTTTTAATACGGCGGTTGTAGGTTGGTATCCGAAAGATTACACCCTTTTCTATTCTCACAGCGGTGATATTACCAGAATGTATTATGACGGAATCTACGACATTCTGACAAGCGATGAATACACATGGAATGAAATTTTTCCAAATTTAAAAATTACATCGACAAATGCAAAAATGGAACAATTAAATATTGGAAAGTATAAGGCATTTCCTAGTGTGCAGACAACATCAGTAGGAAGCAAAAATGCCGGTAAAGTCCGCGCTTCAAAGTTTTTGCTTGTAGATGACATGATAGGTGGCATTGAGGAAGCACTTAATCCGGCTATTTTGAACAAACTATGGGATAAATACTCAATAGACGCAAGACAGCGTAAAGTACAGGATACGGACGGGAAGAATTGTAAAGAAATACATATCGCCACAAGGTGGAGCGTAAATGATGTTATCGGTCGAATCATAAGGAGTTACGAAGGAAATGAACGAGTAAAGGTTATTTCCGTTCCGGATATAGACCCGATAACAGGAGAAAGTAACTTTGACTACGAATATGGCGGATTTACAAAGGAATTTTTCCAAGACCAGCAGTTTCTTATGGACGAAATTTCTTACAGATGCCTATACAAACAAGACCCGATAGAGCGTGAAGGATTGCTGTTTCCGGAAGATAAAATCAGACGGTATCTTAATCTCCCGAGTGAAAAGCCAGACCTTATCACAGGCCAGTGCGATACAAAAGGAAAAGGGACGGACTATTTCGTATTGCCTTGCTTGTATAAATATGGGGACGACTATTACTGCGTGGATTGTGTGTGCGACAATACAGCAGATTATGAGCAGCAATACGAAAATTCTGCGAATCTGATTGTACATCACGAGATGCAGGAGTGCGATTTTGAACGAAATGCAGGCGGTGACCGTGTGGCAATGGAAGTAAACAAACGTGTAGAAGAAAAGGGACACATCTGCAATATAACGGACACACCGACAGAGACGAACAAAGAAGCCAGAATCTATCAGTGTTCAAACTGGATATTGCAACATGTTATATTCAAAGACCAATCTTTATATACGCCAAAGGAACAGTATGGCGTTATGATGTCTCTGCTTTTGGGGTATTCGGTATCAGCCGGGAAACAGTTGGATGATGTGCCGGATGTTTTTTCGAATTTTGCAGTTCGAGTGGCTAAGAGACAACGAAAACATGAAACAATCATAATGCATAGTCCGATTTAGGGGTGGAAGAAAATGACAACAAAGGAATACTTATCACAAATCAGCAGATTAGACAGAATGATAAAGAATAAATTGTCTGAGATATCACAACTAAGAGAATTGTCATGCGGGATAGCTGCGGTAAAAAGCGGCGAACGAGTGCAGACGATGCCGAATATTGACAAGATCGGAACGTCGTATGCAAAAATAGATGAAATGGAAAGAAATCTCGACAGAGTAATTGATGAATACATCGACAAGAAAAACGAGATCATATCTCAGATTGAAAGCATGGAAGACGAGCGTTATTATAATCTGCTGTTTTCAAAATACATAGAAAAAAATACATTTGAGCAGATTGCATCGGAAATGCACTATTCGTTCCGGAATACGACAAGGATGCATGGTAAAGCGTTGATGGCATTTGAAAAAAAATATGGTAAAAATTATGTTGATGTGTCCTAGTTTGTCCTAGTTTGTCCTATAATGTCCCATTATATGTATGCTATATTGTAAATGGAAACAAATCAAAATGTTTTCTCACTTACAAAAAGTCCCTAAGTTAGAAACAAGGCATCGCTATTATGGCGGTGTCTTTTTCTTTGAGAAAAGGAAAAAAGAGTATGGATGGAAAAATGAACATATATTGTCCGATTTGCGGACGGAAAGTGGCTGAACGAGACAGAAAAGCGCAGAACAACACAGAAGTAAATTGCCGGAAATGTGGCAAGAGAGTGGTATACATAGCGCAAACAGGGGAAACGATCTGCCGAAAAAGTCCAAAAAGGAATTGTTCAAGCGGAATGACGTTTCATTAGAGGTGCATCATGAATAAAGGCAGAAAAGTAATATACACTGACGAGCCAGTGATAACAAGAGAAAACATCATACCGATACTTCAAAAGGCTATGCCTGTTTTTACACAGATTGCAAGTGAATGCGAATTTCTACTACGCTATGAAGCCGGAGAACAGCCGTTGCAGAGGAAAAAACCGAAACAGTATCGGAAAGACATAGATTTTGAAAATGTCGATAACGTGGCAAACGAAATCACAGAGTTTAAGCTAGGTTTTAACTGGGGAAATCCTATCACATTGGTGCAACGTGGAGAAAAAGACAGCGGAAACGAAGATGAAGCACTTGCCATATCGTTACTGAATGAGTGCTATGAAACGGACGGGAATAAGTCAAAGACGCAAGAACTTGCTAGATTCATCGAAATATGCGGTATCGGATATACATTTGTAGACATCAATACGGAATATGAGGATGGAGACAGCTATTTTAACGTAAATGTCTTAGATCCACGAAATGCATTTATTGTCCGGTCAAGCCGTTACATCGACCATAGACCGATGATCGGAGTCACGTTCCGAAGAGATGAAATCGGGAACTATCATTTTACCTGTTTTACTAAAAATGATAGATTCGAGATTTTGAACATGGCAAAATTCGAGGACGGAAAGCCAAAGAATGAAATCGAGAGAGACTGGAAAAATACTGACAGATGGAAAGAATCTGACAGAAGCGGAGAGATTAACCCATTAGGAATGATACCTATCATCGAATGGAAACGGTCTCATGACCGCATGGGATGTTTCGAACGGCAGAAAGATGAGCTAGACAATCTAAATTTGCTGTGGAGCGATTATTTGAATGACGTAGACCAGGAAACACAAGCAATTTGGCATGGAAATGATGTAGATTTCCCGAAAGATGCAGATGGGAACGAACAGCATCCGAAATCAAACGACTGGATCATCACACAGACAACACAAGACGGAAAGACACCTTTTGTAAAGCCACTTACAATGGATCATAATTATTCTGGTATGCTTGAAAACTACCAGTATGCGAGAAGCCGGATTCTTGAGAAGTGCAACGTTCCGAACCGAACAGATGCATCAAATTCGACAGGAATGGCTACGTCACAGGCTGCCGGTTGGGAAGCTGCTGAATCGGCTGCATGTAAAGAACAGAATATTATTGAAAGTTGCAAGATGGAAGAGGTTCGGGTTGCGTTGGCAGCGATTCGGAAATCATCTGATGTTCCGTCTGATAGTCCGTTGCTAAATTTGAAATATTGTGACGTGCAGCCGAACATAAAGCGTCAGAAGACCTACGAAATGGTTACGAAGTCAACTTGTTTCGGAAATCTTGTATCTCATGGAATTGATGGTTTGCACGCGCTCAAAGCAATAAATCTATTTGATGATGTTAATCAAGTATATGCGGACAGCAAGGAACTGATTGACAAATATCAGTCGTCTTTATTTGATAAAGGACAAACTGATGCGAAAGAAGATGCGCCGAGCAACACGGACGGCGGTCAGCTTGCACAGATAACAAACAGTCCATATGTGGACGGAAGAAGCAACGAAGAGTTGACAGAGCCTGAAGAATAGAGGTTTGCATGACGAGAGAATTTGACGAACTGAATATATTGGGAAACCAAAAATCTATGACGTTCGAGAAATATTTCGGGCAAATGGATTTAACAGAAGAACAAAAGGAAGAACGGACAAAATTAGCAGAGGATTTCAAAGATTCTTTGCTTTTTTTATTTTCCCTCATCTGGTTGTATCGGCAATATGCAGGCGACCAGAATATGGCACTCTATATTGAAACAGTTGCGTTTCAATTCAGAAACAAATATAAGGCTGTTTTAGAGCGGAATAATTTGCTTGATGAATATGTTGACGGATATATTGATTTATTTGCAATAACAGTCGTAGAAACAACTGTGAGACACAAGAATGAAGAATACTATCTATCGGACGACAGAGCAACGTATATCGCTGAAAACGAAAGCAATACAATTCTGAATCATACAGATTTCGAACGAGCGATTGCCGAAGGAAAGACGAAGAAAAAATGGATTGATATTCGTGACAAAAGAGAACGCAAGACACATTTAGCAGTCGGCGGAACGGTAAAACCGATACAAGAGCCGTTTTCTGTTGGAAATAGTTTGATGATGTTTCCAAAAGATACGAGTATGGGTGCCGAAGACAATGAGATCATTTCGTGCCGATGCACAATTAAATATTTTTAGCAAATCAGCACTCACAAAAACGTGGGTGCTTTTTATATGTCCGAGAGAACGGACGTTAATATAACACGAATCGCAGAGAAGCGGAAAACCACAAAAAATTATGTCAGAGAAGACAGTAAAACACAGAAAGTAGAGGAAAAAGAATTATGGAAGAGACAAACCAGAACCAGAATGTTGAAGAACCTATTAACGATCAGACAGGTGTGACGAATGAGCCGGAAACAAACAATGAACCGGAAGTGACCGTCGAAAGCCTTATGGCAGAAATGGCGCAGATAAAAGCTGAATATGCAAAGAATAAAGCCGCACTCGACAAGGCTTTGAAAGAAAAAGGTGAGATTACAAAGCTCTATCGTGCAAAGCAGACTGCGGAAGAACAGGAAGCAGAAGCAAAGGAAGAAGCGGAAAAGCAGCAGAAAGCCTACATTTCTGATTTGGAAACATTCAAACGGACAGCGGAAGCGAAAGCAAGATATGCGTTGCAAGGAATGGGCGAAGAGCTTGCAGTAAAGGCGGCAGAGGCAGAAATTTCCGGAGACATGGATGCTCTTGCCACGATTCAGAAACAGCATACAGAAGCATTGATTAAACAGCGCGAAGCGGAGTGGTTGAAATCAAGACCGCAGCCGCAAGCGGGAACTGGAGGCGGAGAAGAGCCGGAAGATGCTTTTATCAAAGGTTTTAATTCCGTAAATCCTAGATTTAAAACAAAAAAATAATTTGGAGGTAAAAAATTATGGCAGCAGTAAATTATGCAACAAAATATAGCGACATTGTAGATGAAAGATTTAAGTTAGGTTCGCTCACAGGAGCGTTAATCAATAATAGCTTTGATTGGCTTGGCGTTAAGACTGTTAAGGTATTTTCCAGAAATCTTGCTACTCTTAATGATTACAAATTGACCGGAAGCAACAGATATGGTGATCCGGGAGAATTAGGAAATGCGGAGCAGGAAATGACCGTAACGCAGGATAAATCATTTACATACACGATTGACGCGGCAAGCGAGCAGGATACGAATGGAACAATGGAAGCCGCAGCTACCCTTGCAGAGAACATTGACAATCTTGTTATCCCGGCTATGGATGCGTACAGAATTGGTGTTATTGTTTCGAAAGCACCAACGGCAGGGGCGGTATCCGGTCAAAGCCATATTGTTGTAAAAGCCGTTACATCGTCTAATGCATACGAGGAGTTTCTTGCATTGCAGGAGATCCTTGACGATGACAAAGCTCCACAGGGTGGCAGGATTGCGGTTGTTACACCGGCATACCTTAATAAGATTAAGCTGGATGACCATTTCACAAAGTGGGGAGATATGGCTACACAGTTAGCAATTAACGGAATGGTTGGCGATATTGACGGTGTTCCGGCTATTAAAGTTCCAACGTCTTATATGCCACAGAATGTTGACTTCTTCATTACTAACCCGATCGCTACTCCGTCCCCGGTTAAGTTGCAGGAGTTCAAGATTAACTACGATGCGCCAGGAATCTCTGGAGCGTTGGTTGAGGCAAGAGTAAGATACGATGCTTTTGTACTTGACAAGAAGGCTGATGCAATTGCAGTACATAAGAGCGCAGAATAATCAGAAATGGAGGTAATCCATAGTGATTAGACTTAGAAAAGATAATGTAACTATGGCGGTAAGAAATGAAAATCAACTTGCCGCCTTTTTGAACAATGGATGGGTTATGTGCGATGAAAAGGAAGAAAAAACCGATTACTCGCAGCCTGTAAATACGACAGAAGAAAAATACACAAAAACAGACATCAACCGCATGAGCAAGGCGGAACTGCTTGCAAGGGCAAAAGAAACAGGCGTTGAGGGTGCGGAAGAAATGACTGGTGCAGAATTGAAAGAATACTTAATAAACCTATTTGGTTTGTAAAAGAAAGGGAGCGAGAGCATGGATGAAGAAATGGAACTGACATTAGAGCAGGAAATAGTCACGGATTTGACGGACGAACTTTCTGTATCAGATGAACTTTTCAATGCAAAACTCCTACTCTTGAAAGTCCGAAACGCAATCAGGGAAGTAAAACGTGTGAGGAATTATCCGTCAAGTTACACTGATGAGATGATAGACAACGATATGTACGGATTTTACTCAAACATCCGAAATATCGCATTGTACGACTATAACATGATAGAAATTGAGTGGCAGACTGCTTCTACCGAAAATGGTACAAGTCGTACATATGTAGAAAGAGACAAACTATTTGGCGGAATAACGCCGCTTATGAAGATCGTGTAGAAGATTGTGCGTGGCAAATGCCGCAGGGTGTTCCGTTTCATGCGGTGGTGGGTATCGGAACGTTTACAAAATAGGAAGGACGGTAGCAAATGCAGATAGAATTAGCAATTTTAATATCAATCGTTTCTGTCGTTTTTTCTATCTTTTTTGGATTGAAGAACAACAAAAGGTCGGACACAAAGGATATTGAAGAAAGAGTTAGAAACGACACAAAAATCAACGTGAAACTTGATAATATCAGTCAAACGACACAGGACATAAAAAATGAGATAGCGTCCATGCGTGATGACATTAAGTCACACAATGACAGGATTATTAAAGTCGAAGAAAGCGTGAAGCAGGCGCACAAACGGCTGGATATCATGGAAAATCGCTTGGACGGAAAGGAAGAACAGCATGAACGATAAGGAAAAGAGATGGCTAAAAGCAAGCGGAATCAGGGCATTGAAAACATTCTGCCAGACTGCAATTGCTACAATCGGAACAGCGGCAGTATTAGGAGATGCGAATTGGGTTATGGTGGCTTCTGCAAGCGTTTTGGCGGCGGTATTATCAATACTTACATCCGTTGCCGGTCTTCCGGAGGTCGAACAGGATGAGACTTAACAGAAGAAATAAGAAACGTATGTACTATTCTTTACAAAGTGGAGAAATTCCTGTTTACGAAACGGATACAGACGGAAATATCCGGTACATACCGGTTGACGGAAATCTTGTGCCGGTCACAACAGGAAGAACGGAAATAGGTTATTCCGAACCACAGGAATTTTTCTCAAACATGGCAATGAGCGGCGGAGATGCGGAAGCGAAAGAATACGGTCTGACAACGGCGGACTATGACTGTACACTTTTATGCGTCCGAAATGCCTATCCTATTGCAGAAGGCAGTATTATATGGGTTGATTCCGAAATTGTCTTCAAATACGAAAATAAGACCATTCCGGACAAGACCAGTGCAGACTATGAATGCATCAAAGTTTCCAAAAGCCAAAACCTTGTAAAATACGTGTTGAAGAAGCTGAATAAGTAGGTGCGATATGGCAAAGAAAAGATTCAAAGTCAATATCCTGTCACAGTCGAGCATACAGCAGTTACAGAGAGAACTACAGAAATATTCAGATGGACTGGAATACAAAGCGAAATTACTTGCGGAAACACTTGCAAAAAGAGGCGTAGAGGTTGCGAGAGTTCGTGTGGCTGAATTGGATGCTGTATTTACTGGCGAGTTGATTCAGAGTATTCACAGCGAGTATGTGAGCAGTAAGAACTGCGGCGCGATATTTGCGGTTGTGGCAGATTCATCTCACGCCTGTTTTGTCGAATTTGGTACAGGGCAAAACGGAATAGACAAACCATATCCATATAAACTTCCGGACGGTGTTAGTTGGGAATATGCAGTTGGTAAGACGATAAGGCAGAATCCGACAACCGGTAGGTATTACTGGTTTTATCCCGGGAGAGATGGGGAATGGCACTATACAGAAGGTATGCCGGCGCGTCCGTTTATGTTTGAAACATCATTGGAACTACAACAGATTGTCGTAAAGACAGCAAAGGAAATTTTCGGAAAGTAGGATAGCAGATGTGGAATGATGCAATCAAGAACAACATTTATGCCGCAATTAACACAAGGGTGCTCGGAAAATTCTCAAGCAAGTATCCAAACATAAACTGCGGAACAGAACTAAAGAAATCATCCACACCAAAATTTCCATACGTTCTGATTCGGAGATTGCAAGGTGCGGAAGCAGGACAAACTTTAGAAAAAAATGGCGTAGATGCCATTTTAACAACATTCCAGATAGAGGTGTTTAGCAACAATGGAGAAGGCGTATGCGAGGAAATCTCCAATTACATAGCGGACATAATGACAGGAAATATTATGTTCTCGATGGTCGGTGAACCATATCCGGATTATGAAAGTACAGACGAATACAGATATGTTGCGAGGTATCAGCGCGTCATATCAAAAGATGATTATATGAAATGGTAGGAAAGAGCAGAAATGCTCTTATTTTTTTACTTATTTTTAGAAAGAGAGGTAGGTAGACATGGCTTCAACCAGTTATTTAGCTCGTGTTATCTATAAAGAGCATACAGAGACAAGCGGGGCGACGGACTTTACCGGAACCTACAAATTGATGGTAAGGGCAAAATCCATCCCATCTCCGGCATCTGCGCCAAATACGGTGGAAAGCACAACGATGGAGGATGATACACAGACGTTTGAAACAGGCATTAAGACTGCGGACACAAAACAATTTACAGGAAACCTTGAAAAAGAATATTTTGATGCCTTATTAAAAGTTGAGGGAAAAAAATGTGACATTATGCAACTTTATGGTACGGATGGAGTTGGTGGAGTCGCAAAGTCATGTTATGTCGGTCAGATCACACCAACGGTAAATGATGTTGGCGGTGTGGATGAAATTCTGGAAATGACCGCATCAGTAGTGCCAAACACTGCATCAAAGTGGGTTACTGATGATTTTACTGTGGAAGCTAACGAGGACGGCACATTTACAGTGACAAAAAAAGCGTAAGCTCAAAGGCGAAGTCGGCTAAAACTTTGAGTGAGGACGATACAGCCGAAACAGATGATTTATTTGGTTAGATAGGAATATGGGCGGCAGAAATGCCGCCCTTTCCCTATACATACTGGGAAAGGTAGGTAAAACAATATGATGAAATTACAGTTAGGCGAAAAAGAATATCAGATCAAGTTCGGATATGAGGCAACATTAAAGTCAAGAATCCTTTCTAGGATGGCGAATGCGTCCGTATCCGCGGAAGAAGATGGAAAAAATCTGGAAAAAGTGGAAGATCTTCTGCTGTTACTCCCGGATGTTATCCTTGTTGGTTTGCAGAAATTCCACAAGGACGAATTTGGCTATGATTACGATACAAAAGAGGGTAGAGACGAACGTTTGAACAAGGTGTTCTGCCTACTGGACGATTACTTTGATACAGATGACGCAGATGTAATGTCTCTGTACAGCGAACTGCAAGAGGAGATGTTACAAAATGGTTTTTTATCAAAGATGTTCCGCGAGGAAGTACAGAAAGCGGAGAAGACTGCAAAGTTAAAGGAGAAGTAGACTTGACATGGGAGTATTACTTACGAGAGATTCTTCCATATTGGATATACATCACAAAAGGGTATGGCATTTCCATACAGAAAATAAATGAATCGTGTCCGGCTGATTTAGCTCCATATGAGCGCGCGCATAAACTGGAATTGCAAGAAATGGATACTTATGCACATGTTGCATGTGGAAGTTACATTTTATCCGCAGTATCCACAGCAATTGAACACAATTTAGCCGGGCGGAATAAAGCAAAGTCAAAATACGTCGATGAACCAATTTTCTCGAAAGTATTTGAGAATGACGGATTGACAGAAGAAGAGATATACGAAAAAGAACTGAAAAAAGCGATAGCGGTGGAAAATCAATGCATTGCGTTAGCGGAAGCAAGAGGACTTCCAAAAACGAAGATTTTATAACGGGAGAAGATTTGATATGAGTACAGTGATCTATCAAGCGTCGAAAGACGAAAATGGCGCATATAAGAACGGGAAAGCCGGAGACCAGACAGGACAAGAGGTATACGCTCGGTCATGGTATAACAGACCATGGACGGCGGTGTATCGTCGGTCAGGATTCGGGGATAAAATTGCAGCAGCCGGAAAAGCCGGAGCAGAAAACGATAATATTGGATATGATCAGAACCAGAGAAACACAGCGTTGACACAGGCAAGAAAAGTGAACTATGATCTGTCGAAAATAACAGTTGCTTGTGAAACAGACTGTTCGGCATTTGCATGTCTTTGTTGCATGTATGCCGGCGTACCGGAAAGTACATTGTATAAAAACGGAAATTCCATGACATCATCCACGATCGGGGATGCGTTAAAGGGGTATGGCTTCACAGAACTTACGGACAGCAAGTATCTGACATCGAGCGATTATCTCATGCCGGGAGATATTCTGGTGTACAAGGGGCATCACGTAGCTATTAACGGAACATATGGTGCAAAAGTCACAGGAGCAAAACTTGTTACGTCAAATGCAACATCATCCGGCGGAAGCTGCCCATATAAAGAGCCGACAGATACATTGAAAAAGGGAGACAGCGGAACAGGCGTATCGTGGTTACAATGGCATCTGAATACGCTTATCGACAAGAAAATTATTGTCGATGTAGTAAAACTGGATGTTGATGGGAAATGGGGAGATAAGACAGCCACCGTCTTCAAAGCATTCCAGACAAAATACCCAGAAACAGGAACAAATAACAAGCCAGATGGAAAATGCGGAGCTGCAAGCAGAAAGAAATTAAAATCATTAGTATAAGCCTTTAAGGGATGGAAGAGTGTCAAAGCCTTCCGTCCTATTTTTATGCGGAAATGCCGGAAAACTATGAGATGAAAAGCGCAGAGGTGACGCGGAGTAGTCTTATCCGGCATTTTTGCAGACAACAGAATACGGATTGAAAGGTGGTGGAAGTTCATGGCAACAGTAGATAGTTTGGACGTGCAGATCACAGCGCAAGCTACGGCGGCGGTAAAGTCGCTGGATACATTAAACAGTAAACTTACAACACTATCATCGTCATTGAGCCAGATAAACAGCAGCGGACTGACAGGACTTGCGAACAGTGTAAACAGCCTTACAACCGCTATGCAGGGAATGAAATCTGTCGGTACTGCTGACTTTACAAGACTTGCGAAAAATGTTGAGAAATTAGGCGCGATTGACAATAAGAAATTAAGTAGTCTGTCGAGATCACTGACACAACTGTCAAACGGATTCTCGCAGATTGGCATGGTTGCGTCTTCTGGTACAACGCAACAATTACAGCAGTTAACAAAAAGCATATCGCAGTTGGGGTATAAATCTGCGACGCAGGCAATTGAAAATATCCCGAAACTTGCAACGGCGATGAACCAGCTTATGACGGAGCTGTCAAAAGCACCGGTGGTAAGCCGAAACCTCATAAATATGACGAATGCATTGGCACGTCTGACGAAAGCGAGCGCATTGAGTGGAAGCACGGCAAAATCGACATCTTCTTTTATTGATTTGCTTTCCACGTCATCCGGGAGGGCAACAAACTGGATTTCAAAACTTGCAAGCAAGCTAAATATATTTTCTGCAACGGCGGGGAAAGCAACAAAATCAAGTTTCAGTCTTGCGGCGGCGATCGGAAAGATATACGCGACATACTGGCTATTATTCCGAGTATTTAGTAAATTGGGAGATGCTGTCGGATATGCTTCTGATTTGACGGAAGTGCAGAATATTGTAGATAACGTATTTGGAGACGCTAAAAGTCAATTAGAGGACTTTGCCAATAATTCCATTCAATACTTTGGAATGTCAATTTTAACAGCGAAATCCGTTGCTAGTGAGTTTCAGGCAATGGGTAATGCAATGGGCATCACAAACAAACAAGTAGCGGATAGTAATGCTACATGGAGTGAAGCTCAAACAGAATTGACCGGAACAGCTATGGCATATGATAATGCGGCGGATTCTGTTGCAGATATGTCGCTCAATCTGACAAAATTAGCGGCTGACCTCGGTTCTTTCTATAATAAAGATTATGAAGATGTAGCAGAAAACTTGGCAAGCGGTATCTACTCTGGGCAGAGCAGAGTTATGCGCCAATACGGAATTGACCTTACACAAGCAACATTGAAAGAGTTTGCTCTTGCAAATGGTCTTAATTCAGATATTTCGTCCATGACTAACGCCGAAAAAACAATGTTACGTTATCAGTACGTTATGAGTCGGACAGAGAACGTGCAGTCGGATTTTTTAAGGACTTCATCGAGTTGGGCTAACACAACAAGGGTACTTTCACAGAATCTACAAAATTTAGGTTCTGTTATCGGTAGTATCACGATCAATGCATTTAAACCGTTTATTATTGCGCTTAATACAGCAATTTTAAAATTTACCGAGTTTGCAAAGGTTGTACTTAATGCGCTTGGAAAGATTTTCGGTTGGCAGTATGACGTGGGTTCTGGAGCGACCACACTTGGTGATGATTACGAAGATGCTGCGGACTCTGCCGGAACACTGGCAGACAACACAGGAACAGCGGCGAAGAACGTAGACAAGATGAAGAAAGGTCTGCGCGAATTTGACGAACTAAAAACGATTTCTCTCGAAACGAGTAGCGGTACTGGAAGCGGCTCTAGCGGTACTGGAAGTGGTGGTACTTCCGGTGGAACAAGTGCATCCGGCGGTACATGGACGCAGACAGACAGCATTTTGAAGAGCTTCGAGAGCGATATAAATACACTTGAAGAACTGGGAGAAACGATAAGGGATGCCCTCATTAAAGCAATGGGGAACATCGACTGGGATTCTATTTACAAAAAAGCAGAAGGATTCGGAAGCGGACTTGCAAGTTTCTTGAACGGGTTATTTAGCGAAGACAAGGACGGAAACACTGTTTTTGGTTCGGTCGGAACAACAATAGCCGGAGCGCTGAATACAGCGGTTCATGTGATCGACAGTTTCGGAACTACTTTCGACTGGAAGCCATTCGGGAAATCACTGAAAAAAGGTGTAAAAAAAGCTCTTAAAGGATTCGATTTCACAACACTTCAAAATGCTGCAAAAAAATGGGGAACTGGAATCGCGGATACTCTGAATGCATTTTTCTCCGGAGATAAAGGCGAGACTGTCCTTGGAACTGTAGGAACGACAATAGCAGAAGTTTTGAATACCAAACTGCATCTTTTAGACAGTTTCGGAACGGGATTCGACTGGAAACAATTCGGTCAATCTATTGCAGATGGAATAAATAATTTCTTTAAAAAGTTTGACTTCAAATTACTTACAGATACGATAAATACATGGAGTGATGGAATCTATGACACTATTGTAACAGTAATAAGTGAAACTGACTGGGTGGAAGCATTTAAGGAGATCGTAACAGCATTGTCGAGCCTTAGCATAGAATCATGGACGATCTTACTCGGTATCCCGTTATTATCATATGCCGGAGAACTTGCAACTAAAGGAATTAAAAAATGGTTACTTGAAAAATTAGTTGTGGCAGGCGGAGAAGGCTTTGCATTAACAGCGGCAGGAACAGGACTGGCATGGTCACTCGCAATCGCAGCATCAATTACCATTTCTATTATTGCAGCAGAAGTTGTTGAAGATTACCGCCAAAAGCTCTACGATTCGATATTCGGAACAAACGAAGACGGAACAAGCAAGAGCTACACATACACAGGTCAAACTACGGGAGCTGATTACACCTATGGATCTACATCGCAGGTGCTTAGCACGACAGCAAGTACAGGCGTTGGAATAGGAATAGATCAGTGGCTTACAGACTTGGGAGGTTTGAAAGATAGCTTTGCTGAAGCAGAAGAGGCATCGAGACAGTCATTTGCAAGCATGAGCAAATACTCGTCAGAAGGTCTTACATCTGTCGGAACGGATATTGTAGGAGTGACTGGAAAATTAGGAGACTACAATACAGGAACTAATAATGCGAGCCAGTACACAACAACTGGATGGAGTCAGATAAAGACAGATATTGGAGATGCCATGACAAGCATTTCTGGTAGCGTGGAAGATAAGTGGCAAGCTGTAGTAGACTGGTGGAAAGAAAAAAATGTACTTGAGACAATATCGTCAGCGGTAGAAGATTTCAAAAAAAATGTAAAAGAAAAATGGGATGCGGTAGTTGCATACTGGAAAGATAAAGATATTCTCGGAGATATTTCTGCGGCTGTTGAGAGCTTTAGGAAAAATGTTAAGGAGAAGTGGGAAGCTGTTCTTGCATACTGGAAAGATAAGGATATACTTGGAAAGATTTCTGCGGCAGTTGAAGAATTTAAAGATAATGTAAAGAAAAAATGGCAGAGTGTAATAAGTTACTGGAAAGATAAAACATCACTCGGAAAGATTTCGGCAGCGATAGATGATTTTAAGGAAAATATAAAGAAAAAATGGGAAAGCGTAAAAACGTACTGGAAGACAAATCATACATTGTCAGAAATAACAGCAACGATATTTGATATTAAGAAAAAGCTGACTGATGCATGGGCAGCAGCCAAAAAGTGGTGGAGCGATAACGTAAAACTTTCCATTCCAACATTAAACTTTAAGGTAACTTATAAAACGACAGGGCTGAATATCTTGCAAAGAGCAGTTGTTAAGGCACTCAACCTTAGCGGATGGCCTTCTCTTAGCTTTTATAAGACAGGCGGTTTCCCAGACAAGTCAAGTTTGTTTGTAGCTGGCGAGAACGGTATCCCGGAAATGTTGGGTACAATCGGTGGAAGAACAGCAGTTGCCGGTGGAGCAGAAATCACAGGTATTGCCGATGCAGTTTACAGTACAGGACATACAGAAGCCGATCTGCTAAACACAGCGGTTAGCCTGTTGCGGATTATCGCAGATAAGGAATATGGCATATCCGAAAATGACATCGGTAAGAGTGCAAGAAACTACGCAAAAGATTATTTTAACAGAACTGGAAGAGAAGCATACAGTTTTTAAGTGACAATTCTCCGCATATGTGGTACAATTAAAACAATTAGTAAAAACTATATCATATATGCGGAGGGAAAAATATGTCAGATGGGAAAACAAACGAAACAAAAATTTGCCGATTTTGCCAGTCGGAAATATCGAAGCAGGCTAAAATCTGCCCGAACTGTCGAAAGAAACAAAGCGGAGGTTTTTTCCGCTGGATACTGCTTCTATGGGTTATTGCAGTCGCATTCATCGGAATAACGCTTTCAGCTTTAACTAGCAGTGATTCGGACGGGCAGGGGGAAACGAACACGGCAGAGATAAGTGGAAATGCTTTAACTGCCGATGCGGATGAAATAGAAACTGTATCTAAAAAGGAATACAAGGCGGCATGTACAAAAATCGGATACAAAGAACTGTTCCGGAACTATAAGGAGCATAACGGAGAAAAGGTAAAATTCAAGGGAGAGATAAAGCAAGTAATAAAAGATGGGGACGATTCCAGTGAATATCTCATTGCCGTAACCGAAAGCGAATACGGATATTATGACGACAATGTGTATGTCGTTCTCGACAAGTCTAAAACAGATACGAAGTTTTTAGAGGGCGATGTTGTTAAATTCTACGGAGAAGCAAATGAGACTTATTCGTATATCAGTGTGTTGGGACAAGAAATTGAAGTTCCGAGGGTAAATGCGCTGTATATGGATTTGAAAGAAGAATAAGAATATAGGGGGAAATGTAAATGAGAAAAAATTTATTTGTTTTAGCAATGGCGGCATTGTTGCTCGCTGTTCCAAAAGTTAATGTATTTGCAGACGAAACGTGCAACCATAACTGGGTTCAGGATGATTACGAAGCTCCTACCTGTGAAGATGACGGAGAAGTATGGTACTATTGCACAGAATGTGATGATTATAAGAAAGAAGTTCTCCAGGCAACAGGTGTGCATACTTGGAGCGAATGGGAAACATACGGAAATCTTTGCGAAGATGGTACATGGGTAAGAGAGTGTAGCGGTTGCTATAAAACCGAAACTAAAGAAAGAAAAGCAGACGAAACACAGCATGTTTGGAGCGAATGGGAAGTTTGGAGCGAACCAGATTGTAGAAATGACGGAAAAGAAGAAAGAGAATGCGAAAACTGCTACAAGTCTGAGTACAAATCCATACCATCTGAACCGGATTTGCATAATTGGTCTGAATGGTGGACTTATGAATATCCTACTGTTTTTGAGAACGGAACATCTAAGAGAGAATGTTACGCTTGTGGAATTGTCGAAACCGAGAATATAGATAAGCTAACCCCGACGCTTACATTGTCGGATAAAAGCAAGACATTAAAGGTCGGGAAAACGTTTAGGTTAATGGCGAAGCAGTATTCTGATGGGGATTATGTGAAGAAGTACACATCAAGCAACAAAAAGGTTGTAACAGTGGATATCAGTGGAAATGTTAAAGCTAAATCAAAAGGAACTGCAAAAATTACGGTCAAGATGAAAAGCGGAATCAAGGCAGTTTGCAAGATTAAAGTAAAATAATTTGGAGTATTTATTAAGAGAGTGTTTCGGCACTCTCTTTTTCTTTAAAAAAGTTCTTGACTTTTGTATTACATAAATATATAATGACTTATGTAATACAAAAATGAAAGGAGTGAGAACTATGCCACCGAGGACTGGTAGACCGACAGAGAATCCAAAAGGGAAACCAGTAACTGTCCGGCTTGATGAAGAATCAAAAAATATCCTTGACGATTATTGCAAACAGGAAAATGTTGAAAAGGGCGAAGCGATAAGAAGAGGGATAAAGAAACTGAAACAAGATATAAAAAAATAGAGCAGTTGCAAATGATTTGACCGTCACACAACTACTCTAAGTTCAACACCCCAAAAGAGTGTTTCTACTATATTATAGTATCATTCTTTTTGGGGAAAATCAAGAAAGGAATGGTATTATGGAAAAATTTTTAGAACTGGCTTACATGACACAGATCATGGATATGGAAAGCAACGAACAATACTTCGAACCGCTTACTGCGAAAATGCGCGAGGTTCTCAGCGAGGATGTCTGCAAAGACTTAGAAGAAGTTCTCTGGGACTGTGCGTGCGAGTGTGTACGTCACTTTGGATTACAGGGTATGAAACTGGCGATTGGAATTATCGACGGAACATATACCCCGATTGTCTGAAAGGTGGTGTAAGCATGGAAGAATTTGCAAAGATGATTTATGAACAGTGGTTCAATGAGCATGGCGACGATGTCAGTTGGGGAGATTACAATGAAACCATAGAAACGATACATGATTTTCTGAACGAGAAAATAGCGAACGAGTTAGAATATGCCATAAATAAAAAAGTATGGCTAGTGCAGAAAAACGCATTTATTGAAGGATTCGCTTATGCTTGCAAGTGTCTTTCGAACGGAAAGGTTGAGTTGAAAGGCGGTGAAGATGCATGAACGATATTCAGATTTTCAACAATCCGGAGTTTGGGGAAGTACGAACAGTTTTAATTGACGGAGAACCTTGGTTTTGTGGAAAAGATATTGCGGGAGCACTTGGGTATGTAAATGAGAAAAATGCTGTGAAACGTCATTGTGATGAATCAGAGGTATCAAAACAGACCCTAGGGGTGCAAACAGGAATTAAGAAAGACGGCACGCCTGCCACAATGGAGGTAGAAGCGTTATTTGTAAACGAAAGCGGTCTTTATTCTCTTATATTTAGCAGTAAGTTAGACGGTGCGAAGAAATTCAAACGTTGGGTAACATCCGAGGTACTCCCATCCATCCGGAAGAGCGGAACATACCAGATGGAGAGTTTACAGGATAATCCGATGAAACTGCTCGAACTGCATTACGAAGCGATTAAACAGGTTGACAAGAAAGTGGATAACCTGTCAGACAGAATCGACAAGATAGAAATGGACTTGCCGATTCTCCCAATCGAAGCAGACAGAATCACAGAAGCAGTCCGGCGAAAAGGTGTGCAGATTCTTGGCGGCAAGAAATCAGAAGCATATGCCGACCGGAGCTTGCGGCAGAAACTTTATAATGACTTGTATTCCAGCCTAAAACATAATTTTGGTGTAAGAAGTTATAAGAGCATCAAGCGAAGCCAGTGCGACAAGGCAATCGAGATCATCCAGAGATACGAGCCGCCTTACTTCTTGGAAGAAATAATTGACAACGTAAACAGACAGCAGAGATTTGACATTTAGAAAAAGCGCAGCTTTTGCGGAGCGGCATTGTAAAAAACGATGTTAGCTCCGCTTTTCTATGCCAAAACATTGCTTGTTTTGAAAAACTGGTGGTATAATGCGGATAGTTTGTTATGCTCGTACCAGTGCTAGGAGCTGCGGATACACGCAAGCGAAGAGATAGCACAAGAGAGGAACGGAAAAAGATTGAAAGTCACTACTTCAACGCAGTTGGAGTTAGTGGCTTTTTTGATGCAAAAAATCATCAGAAAGGAATGGTAATTATGTGTAAACAATATATTTATGTTATGCAAAGCAATTCCTTATACAAAATAGGAATATCAGAAAATCCATCTAAAAGGCTTAAACAATTACAAACTGGAAATCCGAACATAAAACTTATTTGGTCTAGTGATGGTGTTTTTAATGCAAGCGAGATAGAAAGTAAAATTCATAACCATTATAAAAAATTTAATTTTGTCGGAGAATGGTTTGAAGTGGAAAATATTGAAGAAGTTATTGCATGTATCAAGCATGAAGTATTGAAAAACGGACTTAAAACAAAAAAGTATGAAGATGATTTTGAAGAACAAAAGGCAGAAATAATAAGTAAACTTTTTGGTACATCAGAAGTAGAGAAAATGGCTTTAGAAAACAATAGAATACAAGAATTTACATACTGTATATTTGGTTGGCAACAAGAAAGTGATTATTCAGACTTAGTATACAAGGCGGTGTTCGGAAAATCTGCAAAGCAGTTGAGGGAAGAATACGGAATATCCAAAACCGATAACTTAAGAGATTTGTTCAGCGAGGAAGAACTAGCAAAGGTACAGTCAATAGAAATGATTGTAAGCGGACTGGTAAATTGTGGTTGGGGATACGATGACGTAAAAGATTTTATTACGAATGGAAAGAAGAAGTTAATTACTGCTTAGGCAAACATACCGGCTATCCACCCCTCAGAAGATAGTCGCTAAAGGAAAAAGTTATCCTGTTTCTGGTGGAGATGCCAGATACAAAACGAACGGTGCAGGCTGTGCTTCGGCATGGTCTGCAATTCCTTTAAATTTTTCTGGAGGTGGGAAGCATGAAAAGCACTACACTTAGAACAACAGATGAAACTCTAGAAAGAGGAAATGTACAGACGAACATCTTTAACATCAGCGGAGTTGATTGTTACGAGAAAGATGGAATAGCATACTTGAGATTGGAAAATGTTGCCAGAGGGTTAGGGTTTACAAGAGTAGCCGAAAGCGGAAATGAAGTGATCAGGTGGGAGCGAGTAAGGAAATATTTGGGAGAAATTGGGTTCGTACCCACAAGTGGGCATGAAGAAAAATCACAGGAAGTTTTAAAAGATACCTATATCCCAGAAAACGTATTCTACCGTTTGGCAATGAAAGCAAAGAACGAAACAGCAGAGAAGTTTCAAGCGTTGGTGGCTGACGAGGTTATTCCTAGCATAAGAAAGCATGGGATTTATGCAACAGACAACGTGATTGACGAAATTCTGAATAATCCGGATTTCGGAATTGAGCTACTTACCAAACTAAAAGAGGAACGAAAAGCGAGAGTAGAAGCAGAGAAAAGAAATGCCATACTGACGCATGTAAACAAAACATACACAATGACAGAGATTGCAAAAGAACTTAATCTGAAATCTGCAACAGAGCTGAACAAAATGCTTGCAGATATGAGAGTGCAGTATAAAGTAAATGGTACGTGGGTATTATATTCTGATTACAGTAATCTCGGATATGAGGATATTAAGCAAGAAGTTCTTGACAGCGGAAAGGTCATATATCACAGGAAGATAACGCAGATCGGGAGAGAATTTATACTGAATCTGATTAAAAACGAAGAGAACAGGTCGGAGAAATCCGCCGTATAGAAGGACAGCAAGATTTTTAACTGCCATAGAACACATAGCATCTATCGAAAGATAGGTGCTTTTTCTATGCCCGAAAAGGAGCGTGAGACACATGGCGTACAACGGGTGGCTGATAAAAGTCGGAGATTATACTATTCCGGCGAATAAATACATAAGAGCAGACAGTTACAGTGCATATGTTAATATGCAGGATTTAGACCCATATACAGATGCAAATGGATATGTTCACAGAGAAGCATTGGAACTAAAGGCGTTGAAAGTCGAATTTGAGACACCGGCGATGTTGACGAATACGACATTTTCCACGCTTATGAGCAATATCCGAAAGAATTTTGTAAACAGCAAAGAGAGAAGCTGTTATGTCACGGCGTACATCCCGGAGTATGACAGTTATGTGACACAATATGCATACATGGCGGACTTTACCCCACAGATGTATAGCAATGCAAATGGGGTTATTAAATACGAGCCTGTCAGACTGGCGTTCATAGGAGGTGTGTACGGTGGTTGATTATAAGTACGCGGATTTGTTTATGATGGATAGCGTGGAGAAAAGTTTATCCATCAAGTTTGATACAGGGGAAATTAAAAATGTTGATCTGGAAGCGGAAAACTTTGAACTGTCGGAAAGCCTGTGTTCGGAATCCGAACTAAAATTTGGGAGCTGCGAAGCAAGTTCTGTAAAGTTTCGGGTACACAACATCTTTGAATCGCTTGTCGGGAAAGAGCTGACGATCAGTATGGCGCTTGACGGAAACGATGATGAACCGTTCCAGATTGGCGTATACAAGGTATATTCTGATACGCCGACGGCAGACAGGAAATTTCGAGATATTGTGGCATATGATTGGATGTATGACATCATCAATGCAGAGATGTCTGACTGGTATAATACGGTGTTGCCGAATGCAGATAGTACGGTAACAATGAAGGAATTTCGAGACAGTCTTTTTGATTACATCGGAATAGAGCAAGAAGACGTAAATCTCATAAATGATGATATGATAGTCGAACGAACGATTACACCATCACAGTTAAGCGGGAAAAATGTTATTGCGGCGATATGTGAACTGAATGGCACACTCGGTCATATTAACAGATTCGGGAGATTTGAACACATTTCTTTAGTACAGGATATACAGCAAGGACTGTACCCTAGTGATACGCTGTATCCGGAAGACACGCTTTATCCAATAGAACCTAAATCCACGGAGATTAGCAAGTCAAATTATATTAGTTGTAAATACGATGACTACTTGTGCAAGAGCATTACACAGGTACAGATTAGGCAGTCAGAGAATGATATTGGTGCGGTTGCCGGGGAATCCGGAAACTGTTATATCGTTCAAGATAACTTTCTTGTGTATGGGAAAGGAGCAGAGGAATTACTTAAAATCGCGGAAAATCTGTTAGGCACAATTACAGGTCTGGTATATCGACCGTTTGAGTGCGAAGCGCGCGGAAATCTCTGCATTCCGGTTGGTGAGCCGGTCAGATTATCTACGGCATACGAAATAATTGAAACATATGTATTACAGAGGACATTAAAAGGGATACAGGCATTGAGGGATACATACGTTTCGACTGGCGTGGAGGAATATGCGGAAAATGTTAATTCCACTTCGAATGAAATCATACAGCTTAAAGGAAAGACGAATGAGCTGACAAGGACGGTGGAAGAAACAAGAGCAATAATCGCAGATGTGGAAGAAAAGGTTGAGACGGAGATTTCGCAGACCGCAAGGTCTGTCACGATTACTGCTAAAAATAATGCTGACGATACATCGACAGGCATAAAGATTCAGCTTTTGGATAAGAACGGAGAAGAAATAGACAGCGATAGTGCGAACATTGAGCTGACTGGGTTGGTTTCATTTTCTGATTTGTCGCAGTCCGGTAAGACGGTAATAAACGGTTCGAATATCACAACAGGTACGATTGACGCGGATATTGTCAATGTAGTTAATGTCGTGGCTAAGAGCGTTGCCGCGGAGGATATCACTGGAACTACGATTTCCGGAAAAACGGTTATTTGCAATTCCGGAGAGTTTGGTGGATGGAAAGTAAATGGAAATTCTCTGTATTCGGGAGATACTGATAGTAGTTTTTTACAATTAAATTCTGCCGGCTCATCATTAGTTTCGATTAAAGGGACATATAAAACAGTTCTTTCTGCCGGACAACTTTTTTTCTACAATAATGATAATAGAATAGGAATAATCACAAATGGGACTGATAACGATACTGGGGAAGATACGCTTAATGTTGTTTTGAGCGGGGAGAACAATCTTTTCTCTGTTTCTTATTTAACAGAAGAGAATGACGGAAATGTGAAATATGACTACTACTTTAAAGTAACTAATTCGGGCAGCGAATTTGCAAAAGATATAATATATCATTCAAAAACTCGTTATTATTTTAATTCTGCGCAAAACGGATATATCAGTGCAATAAATATAGACTCAAGACCATTTTTAGGGATTTTTTCACCATACGGAACAGCTATTACAATGGGGTATTATAAAGATAATGAAGATACCGTGTACCGTTTATTTTGGATGAACGAAAACGGAGCAGAATTTGACACGAAACTTTTTGTCAAAGAGCTAAGAGACAATACGGGCAATTACTATTTCTCAACTCTTTATTTTGATGATGTGCCATATGGATGGAAATGCTCATCAAACCTTCTTACTGGCGGAAATTTATGGGTTGGTGGTTCAAAAAAGTATTATACAGATAGTAGCGGTAACAAAATAGATTATAACTTTAGTGTTATTGGAAAGTCGTATTTTAGCGAAGAAATTAAAATAGGTGCGTATGAAGTTATTAAAAAAGTAAATTGGAGCGATGGAAGCAATAACGAGATACTAATTGGCTGGAATAATTCCAAATTATGGGCTTCAATAGACGGAACATGGTATGTGATAACGACATCTACATCGGATGTTCGGTTGAAGGAAAATTTTAAAAACGCAGAAGTGAATGCACTCAATGTAATAAACAAAATGCAACTGAGAGAATTTGACTGGAAGGAATCCGGAAAACATCAGAGTATCGGATTCATAGCGGATGAACTGGAAGAACTGGATGAAAACTTTGTAATTGGCGGTGGGTATATGGACGAAGAGGAAACACAACCAATAATTAAAACCATTGATACG